ATATTCTGGTTTGAATCTATCTACAATATTAGTTCCATCCTCCGAATAAACAAAAGTCTTGATTTTGCCTTTTGGCACATTTAATTCTATTTCCCATTTAACTTGTTTCATAACTTAAAATAACACCTTTCCAAATGCTGTCAACCTCTCCTCATCTTGCTTATTTCTTTGGCATCTTGCTCGTCCCAAACCGGTACAAGATTGCTCTTATGAAGCATTCCAATACCAATCAACTTTCGTTCGCCGGAGTATGTGAACGCCTGTCTTTTACCACCTGTGAACACTGGTATCTTGTCTCCGGTGGGCACACCATTTCTATTACCACCACCATCAAAGACAAAGGTTCCTCTGGCCTTTCTTTTCTTTATCTTGTCTATGCCTAATCGCTTGAGGTATAGGTTATATTCTGCCAATGCTTTTTTTAGACTTGCTCTCATTATTTGTCCTTCATGAATCTGTGGTTACCTATCATAGCCGTCTCCTTATACAATCTCCCCCAACTAGGATTCGCGATGTGTGGATTGTAGTAGAAGACAGCGCCGTCTGTTGGATCCATGGAGTAATCACCGCTCATAATAAACAGGGCGACATGGATGGAATCTCTCCATGCTGTCATATTAGATTCTATCACTTCACCATTCATGTATGTGGCCCAAATAATATCTTTCTGTCCATCACACCACCAACTGAATTGGCATCTGTTCTTAATTGGATAATAAATTCTGTCTTCGTCGGCAAGATCCTTGTGCTGTCTTGTCTTCCAACTTTCCCTAACAGGGCCTTGATGCACCACTCCACATATCGTATCTGGAAATCTCTCATCTTCAATTCTGTTCATCACCACATGGCCTATCGCTATCTTCCCAACCATCGGTTCCGCTCTGCCTTCAAAGTAGATGTTCTCCGCCATACATTTCAATTCTGCCTCGTTCACACTTGTGCCTGTCTCCACTTCATAGGACATAGCAAGGGAGGCCATGACCGCCCTCGCTGATTGTAAAACGAATTCCAATGTCCCTTGCATTAGTCGGCTCTGCTTTCCGCATAAACAGTCAAACCATATTTTCTTAGTTCATCTCTGAACGCCTCACAGGCTTCTTCTTTAATGCTCATCGACTGAGTATGGCTATGAGGATGGTCTTTAGGCATAATGTCATAATAAGATATTCTATAACCACCTCTATAACCATTATCACCTATTCCTGCTTTTTTTAAAAAAGATACCAATCTGCCTCTTGCAGGATGAATCGATACATTGGCGAAACCGCAATATAACGGCTCACCGTATTCTTTCACAAATTCATCCACAGCCTTCACAGCCTTGTCTTTAGCATTCAAGAACATATCTGCTGGATGAACGCCTTCTGCATTAAACTTCAATAGATCTTTGTTTTCTTCTAACATTTCAACTCCTTTGTAATAATTCAGTATAACATGGATGGTAATACGGTCAACCTCAGAATGGCACTATATCTAGTATCGACCTTTCTTTCTGGCACTATATCTAGTGCCATCCAAAAAATTCCAATTTTGTTAGACTATCACGCCAACAAGATCCAATACCAAAATGACAGCACCACAGAAACTGAATTCAACCAGGATGCTATTTCTTATTTTTTCCACCATCTTTGCTTGTTTTCCACCTTCCTTTTTTGTATTCTTCCAACGCCACGGTCTCCGCCGCGAATCCATTATCGGCCCATACATACACTTCGTCTCCTGCCAGGCCGTACTCTGCCACCATGGCATTTGGATATCCGGCCTTGAGGTCATTTAGATCAAAGTAATATTTCTTTCTAGGCATCATTCATGAAATTTTGTGATGTTGAACTCCTTGCCTTCAAAGTTCCTTTTGTAGAACCATTCTCGGTATTCGGAGTCTGTGAAGATCTCCATAATCTCTGAATATCTGATATTGTCATCCAGTATCATTTTTTCCAACGATTCATATTCGTAGGTGTCTATCTTCCTGCTGACATCAAATTCTTTGGCGTTCTCGAACAAGGCCCTGATGTTTCTCAAATGATTACCCATTTATTCTCCTCTCTTCTTCTTCCATTCTATAATTGGCTTCGCCCACGGGCGTTCTCCAAATATTAAAAATTTGAACTGCTCTGCCTTTGAAGTCCTTGTAGAATTCTTTCAAAACTTGATGGAAAGGATGTTCGATATTTGTTTCAACCAAAGTGTATCCACGAGTCATCGCCTCATCTTTGAGGTAGTCACCCTTCTCCTTTAGGAATCTATATCTGATATGTACCGACACTAGGCCACCTTCTTTCTTTTCTCTGATTCATCCATCATTTCAATCTGTCTCTTCAAGATGTCGATCCGTTCAAGTATGGCATATCTCTCCAAAGGTTTGAACTCCTTGTCAAAGACCTCCTTGCCATTTTCTGTGTATCTGCTTTCAACATAGAACCAAGTCAATTTAGGTTTGCCTAAGAAATTTGTCTCGCCTGCATCTTTCATTAGGTACACATATTGTTCGCCCGAGTTGAAACCCTCTCGGATGTATTCTGCTTCGTCCTTGTAGACCTTGTAGCCAACACCCTTCTCACCTCGGTCTCGGCCATAATAGCAATTCTGCACCTCATACATCGGATTAGACCTGTCATCAAAGTCTATCTGTTCACCCACGATGTAATGCCATTTGGATGAGTCACCCAATTTGATTGCTTCTGTGACCTTCTTTGAGTCTTCCCAATTTTCACATAGGTTGTACCCAAGTCCTCCTGGATAACCGTCCCAATGTTGATATGAAGCAATTATTCTTCCGCTCTTCTGTTTTATACCTATCCTCGCTCTAGTGGCCATTATTTTCCTCCCGTTGCCTTGTTAAAGTTCTTGTTGATAAGATGTTGATCCCTAGCATCTGGAAAAGGCATCTTGATCTCGTTATCCTCTCCCTCAGGCTCATATTCGGACACCACATAATTGTGGATCTCCAAAACCTTCTTCATGTTTTCAACAGCCTCTAGTCTGTTTGTTCTTGTTGGAAAACTATCATCTGATAGGTCCAACTTTATCTTGTTGAACAAATCCATTAATTTGTTCACTTCTTTTTCTGTGAGATAATCTTTTATATTGTATCTCATCTTATCACCCGATCTTGACATTATGCCACCTCCTTCAATATTTCGGAAATTGGTTCCCAGTCAATACCATTGTCTGAATATTGCCAAGTACCTTTCATGAACAAGAATAAATGACCGATATGTTTTCTCATCACTTCCTTGTGCCACGATATATTAGATTCAATCACATCACCAAATCCATCAACATACCAATAGTCATCTTTTCTAAAACTTGGTACCAATGCAGGTGAATCAACCGCCTTGATGGCATCTTCTTTAGTTGGATATTTGTCTCGAAGTATCTGGGCCATCGCCGTATAACTTATATTCCAACTTGTTTCCACGGCAACCACATTATCGGATCTATCTATGTATCCAACCATGATTCCATGTTTTTTTGTATAGTCTATTTTTTGCATTTTCAACTCCTTCATTTATTCTTAATAATAGCATAGGTGGTAAAAGCGTCAACCTGCCAAAAACCACAATATCTAGTGCCACAACTTCTGATCGATACTAGATATAGTGCCAAAAAATTATCTTTCATCAGTCTCCAATATGCTTATTGAGGAAATGACCCAGGTGATCTGGCTCCCTGTCCTTGGCAGGCTTGTGACCTAGATAATTGTATCCCTCGTTCACTACCTTTGGCTCACCTGCCCCTGTGTCCAAGACCCAACCCATTGGGCCAATCATCAATGCCTTACCTGATCTGGTCTGACCCTGTGCTGTTTCATACCACACACGATCGCCTTTCTGTATCTCGTCAAACAATTCATCTGTCCACATTATACGGTCTCCTTTATATAATATTGGGGTGATGTGTCATACTCCACATCAAAGTCTTCTTCCCAATCCATAAAAGGACCAACATTGCCGTCTGCCATCAGCATCCTGTAGGCATGGTCTTTGTCATTGGCCTCCACCGTTGCTGTCTTGGTGCTGGTACCTGTCGTTATTCCGTGTTTGACCTTAATTAAAAATTTAGGCATTAGGCATCCTCCCCTATGTTGATCTTCTCGCCTTTGGAATACTTGTAGACATCCTCGTTCAGTCTTTCTTCTTCCTGTTCAGCTTCGTACTCTGCCATTGACTCCGTGATGTTGAAAACATCATCTAGGGTTGAACCTATGCCGTCCTGCCAAAAGTCATCTGTGGATTTGTAATCGCTTGGAGTATAACAATCGTCTACTCCATCTTCCCATAATCCCATAAAGTCACATCCGCCTTCGTAATAATAAGCCCTAATGAAACAATCCGAATTATTCTCCAAGAACTTCTCATAAGCACCAATCGGTGGTGCCCAGGCCGAACTGAATGAAAACGATATTGTAGACTCTCCCTCGCTCTGTTCTGAGAGATATTGTCTGTCTACGCCGTAGAATTCACACAACTCCCACTTGGTTCCCCAATTGTTCACTCGCCAATCGTACCAATTTTCTGCGCCGAACTCCAACTTCCTTGCCTGTCTGGCCTGTTTTTCTTTTTTAGTTTTCGCTATCGGACCTGCCTCTGTCTCCATCAACTCCTTAGGCATTGGATGGAAGAATTGTAATAATCCTTTTTCTACATTATTACTTTCATCTTTAACGATCTTTTCTATCTTTTCTATCACGGAATTCGGCCCCGTGATAGTAATTTGGTTATCGCACCAATTAGGCATCAACGGCCTCCTTGGATTGGATCAATGTAAGATGAGAACCAGGAACATTCCATCTAGTTCCGCTGTCAGTTCTTACCAATACATATTTGATTTTCACTTTTTCGACGGTACCTTTCAAAATAGAATTTCTTCTACCTTGGAACGAAACCTTATCGCCGAATCTAAACTTATGGGCATCTGAGCTATGTATTTGATTTCTTCTTAACTTAACGGCATCTATCACGGCCGATAACTCTGTACCATCCATATAGTATATGTCTGATAGTATTTTTTGTAGTTTTTTATTCATTTCAACTCCTTTTGTTAATAATTCAGTATAACATGGATGGTAATACCGTCAACCGCCTAAAAAGTCGCATATTCATTGGCTTATTAGTCCTCGAGATCAATGCCATCATCTTCCAATGCTTTTTCAACCACTTCTCTCGGAGAATAGGTGTAGACCGTGAATCCTGCCGAGTTCATCTCGTCGGCATCTACAACGGCTGTGATGCCCGATGCTTTGAGTGAATTTTGGATGCTCGGTACAATACTTCTGTCTTCATCCAAATCCCAAGCACCGATGTCGGCCACCTGGAAATGATGTTTATGTGTTTCGTTTATTGTCATTTTAGTCCTCCCAATTTGTAGATATAATCTTTAGTCATGATGTGTAATTCTTCATGGATGCTGTCATCCATTTCTTTGTTCTTTTCTTTTTGGATTATCTTGTTTCCTTGTAGAATGCCTTTCAAGACCATGCCTGCAGGATCTCCTGCTGTCTTGTCACCACCAGCGGAAAAAGATAAAATTAATCCGAATATTCCTTCTATGATCATTGCATTATAATTGGCCCTAACAATATCAGAATCAACATGACCGGTGTCATTATTGACAATGGCCAAAAGTCTAATAGGATCAACCAATCCTTTTTTGTTAATTTGTATTTTTTATTTTTCATATCAATATTGCTCCGATGATAAATCCACCTATAAAATATACAATCTCGGTTCTGTAATACAAAGACCATACATTAAACTTCTCTATCATTTGTTTCATCTGAACTTACTTTCTAGATGAAGTAGATGCTCTCGGCACCAATCTTCAATCTCCAGCTTGGCAGGAATTATCTCTGCCTCACGATATCCAAATCCTAAACATACATTATGGAATCTTTCGGCGAATGTTTTAGGTGACATCAAAGCATCATCTCCCCATTGTGTGACGCCTTCGAGGTAGTCACCTTTGGTATAGGCATCTGTCATCTCATCATAGATCTGCTCGATGTCTTTTGTCTGTAATCCACTTATCATAATATTTTTTCAACTCCTTTGTTCATAATTCATATTAACATGGAACCTATACCCGTCAACCTCGAGCCAAAAAAAGCCTATATATAAAGCCGACCAAAAAAGCCAATGATCTTGCGACTTTTTTGCCTACAGGATCTAGTGCCAGGTCATGAGATCAACTACAAGATCTAGCGGTAAGTATTTTTCCTATAATGATTGACCAGAAATACCAAATAATTGTCGATTTTGATGTCAAGGATATGTTGAGTGAATACCTGGATGTCTGTCAAATTGATTTTCAGAGACTTGATCTGTCTGTAACCGAGCCGTTGATTAATGTGATAAGACATAAGGCCTCTGGAGAAGAGCCAATTTTGTTGATAATCAAATGGAAAACACTGGAAAGATTAATGGTTGAAAGTTCACCACATACCAACTTCAGGCAGATGTGTCAGACTAATAAAATCAAAGTGATCATCAATTCAAGTGAAGATCCATTGTTCAATTTCCAATATAGTCTTAAGGCCGTAAAGTATAAATTTGAACATGATTCAAAGGATCACTATGGTATAAGATTTGATGGGTTTGGCCCAAAACATTTCGATGCCATCCAAAAACTTCAACTAGATATTTTCATAAACGGATCAGCTGGAAATTATTTCAAAAAGAGATTTCCCAACTGGAGATTTGTGGAGACCAGCCATTGGTTCGAAAGATTTTTCTGGACATCACACATTTATCATCTGCAGACCGGTCACGATCCTCGACATACTTTTTTCAGTTTGATAAGATTTCATGAAACTGGGAGAGAGCATAGACAATCATTCTATGATGCCATCAAGGATCGCCCATTCATTGATCAAGCATTCATCAGAACAACCGGGGGACACGACGGGCAACCTGTTCATCAGGACCCCTATGACTATTTTCCATCAAAGTGGTTGGATTCGATTGGCGGTAGGTCGTGCCAGGTGCCGATGTTGGATTATTATAAAAAATCCTGCTTTGAGGTGGTGTGTGAAACCTATGGAGGACAAGATAATGATGATAGTTTCTATGTGACTGAAAAAATTTGTAAACCAATACTTATGAAACATCCTTTTGTGGTTGTAGGCAATAAGCATTATCTCGAGAATCTAAGACGCATTGGATTTAAAACATTTAATAGCCTTATTGACGAATCTTATGATAGACTGAGTGGACATCAGCAAAGGGCCGAAGCCATTGCCGACCTGCTATCCAAATTGGATATGACCAATGCCAAACAATTCTATGATCAATCTAGAGATATATGTGAACACAACCAAAAAATCCTACTATCAAAGATAGGAAGACACAAGTTTGATCTTTGGAAAAAATTAAAAGACTATTTTGATTCTATCTAGCCTTGACCGTTCTGGATTTCATCAATGGCCTTGAGCCTGTCCTTGCTCCACCCAGCTTGGGTTGAGTGCCTTTTCTTTTCTTGATCTGAACTCCTGCCAGTCTCCTTGCGCCTGCTCCCGACCTTTTGGTCTGTGCCAATTTCTTGCCGGCTATCCTTGCCTTCTGCTGTCTCTTCTTTCTGATCTTGGCAGAACGAACAGGATCAGTCTTCTGGAAACAGGTGCTTGGCTTGGCAACTATACGGCCTTTCCGAGGGCCTGAGGTGCATCTGAATCCTTTGGTGGGCCTTCCACCTTTCTGCCTTCTGAAGATTTGGCTGACTCCTTCCGCGATGGCCGAATGATCCGGCATCTCCAAAATCCTGCCGTCAACCTGCTCCGCCACGATTTTTTGTGGCACATGGTCTTGTGATACTATATCTTGTGCCTGGGGTTCCGACTCGATACTATATATAGTGCCACTAGATGTAGTATCATGTGATTTTTTTGGCGTATTCAAAAGTTCCGTGATCTTCATAACGATATTTACCGTGCTGATGTGCTGATGCTTAAACATATCTTAACTAATGCTTATGCTTAAAGTATGCTGATGCTTAGGCTTAAGGAACTGATAAACTGATAACATTATGTTACAGGGTGCTACATTTTAACAAGATCAACTTCTGTGTATCAGTTAAATATGTACAATGAAGATCCATGAAATATACAACACAGATGAAAACATAGGCCCTGCACCTAAGGGCGTTTGTTCCAAGCCAATGTCCACACTGCCTGCATCCTGGGTCAGTAGTTGCAAATCTCAAGGCAAGATGCGTAGGACCGGCAACAGAAATGAGAAGGTCGGCGGTAAGACAATGAAAGTGGCCGGCAAGAGGATCAAGGGCCAGAAGTACGGTGGGCCTTTGCCAGATTACTCCAGATAATCCAAAAAATTCAAAGACCTAATAGCGAGCCAATAGCGAGCCATAACTATCATTATGGATAGATTCAATGTTGTAGTGCATAATGACAAAGTGCAAAATGTTTCTGCAACCTTGACACATGTGGTCGACTGTATTTCAAACAATAAAGACACATTCCTTTTCATAGACGAGTCTCCAGATCTTGCCTATGTAATGTTGGGAAAAGAACCCTTTCTCGACTTATTGAAAAGACTCTGTGACAAATTTGCATATCCGCACAACAAAATATTAATTGAAATTGAGAACCTTGTGCAGTCAGATTGCTGGCCAAACATTAAACGATGTTACCGCAGTGTGGATGTATTTCACGGACAAGATATTGCTTTTAGATCTGACAAAAAAATTGTTTACAAAACAGCAATACTGGTTGGAGGTAGTAGGTGGCCAAGGTTATCACTTGCCAGTTACATACATGCCAACTATAAGGATGACTCTCTAATAACATACTGGCAGAATCTCAAAGATACAAAACAGCCGTGTTATCTGTATCTGGATGAACTGTATAAAAATCACATGCAGAAAGGTATAGATTCTAAATTCATTGATCAGGTATCTGAGTTTATCAAAGCATTGCCCATACATTTGAAAAGCGATGACAAACAAGATAACACGAACACTGGGTATATAAATTTTACAGAGGCGTACGACTTGGCATCTTGGTATAATAAATTCTTTTGTGATGTAGTTTGTGAGACTGTTCATAACGGGCAGACTTTTGCTTTCACAGAAAAAAGTGCAAGGTGTTGGCTAACCAAAACTCCATTTTTAGTCTTTGGGCCAAAGAACTATCTAACAAACATCCGTAGGCTGGGCTTTCAGACCTTTGGAAAATTCTGGAACGAAAGTTATGACAAGTATGATAATGTGGATAGGATTCACATGATGCAAAAACAAATAGATATAATTCATAAAATGGATCTAGATGTTTTGATAGATATGTATTGGTCTGATGAAATGCAGAAAATACTCGAAAACAATTATGAAGTTTTTAAAAGCCTTAGTCAAGATAAGATAAAGAAAGTTTTTGATATTAACTAAACAAGCCATAATTAGTATAAATGTCAACGTATAAAGAAAAGATAGGATTCATCGGTCTTGGTAAATTAGGCATGCCTTGTGCTGAGGCAATAAGCGACAAAGGATTTGATGTGGCAGGATATGACATCGTGCCAAAGTCCAGCCAAAAGATAAAGATACGTGTGTCAATCGCGGACCTAGTTAAGGATCGTGATATTGTTTTTGTTGCAACGCCTACTCCACACGAACCGGGATATGATGGAAGAACTCCAATTAGTGACAAAGAACCAAAGGACTTTGACTATGAGTCCGTAAAAAATGTATTGGCCAAATGCAATAAACACATGCAGTCCAAACAAACTTTGGTTCTCATATCGACCGTGTTGCCCGGCACCGTGAGACGTGAGTTGGCACCATTGGTTAGCAATGTCAAGTTGATTTATAATCCTTATCTAATTGCAATGGGCACAGTTGCATGGGACATGCTTAATCCAGAAATGATCATGATAGGCACCAGGAAGGGTGTTTACGAGACTGCCGAAAAGGCTAAACAGCTAGAAGCTTTTTACATACAGGTATGTGATAACATGCCTCGAATTGAATTTGGAACATGGGAAGATGTCGAAGCAATGAAGATCTTCTATAACACCTTTATCAGTAATAAAATTGCCTTGGTCAACATGATACAAGATGTTGCTGTTAAGTTGGGCAACATGAATGTTGATAATGTAACCAATGCATTGGGACAGAGCACTCAAAGGATAGTCAGTTCAAAATATATGAAAGCCGGTATGGGCGATGGAGGCAGTTGCCATCCAAGGGATAACATTGCCCTAAGATGGTTAGCGAAAGAACTAGGATTGGGATATGATCTTTTTGATTCAATCATGACAGCAAGAGAATTACAAGCAGAAAATATGGCTAAAGCAATCCTTAAACACGGCACAAATGTATTTTTCACTAGCGATTCCTACAAACCGCACACAGACCTGACAGACGGATCATACAGTCTTTTAGTGCAACACTATGTAAAAATGCATGGGGGACAAATAGTAAATGGGTTTGACAATCCAGTGCAGGTGATTGTAAGAGTACATGAAACAGATCAAATAACAGCAGATAATCAAACAATCATCTTTGATCCATGGAGGACCTATCCCAAAGCTCAAAATGTGGTTTATTATGGTAAATACTAGTGCTTAATTAATTTGGAGCATATTAAGAATGACGATACACATAAACAAACAAACAAAAATTAGTTATCAGGAATCTAAGCATGAAAGTTACACGCCACAAACTTTCTCAAATATTAACGATGCTAAGAATTTCTATTACACTGCAAATGAATTGGCTGAATTTGAAAAATGGTGTTCACAAGTACAATGGGCAGTTGTTAATGATGACGATGGCAACGCAACACAATTAAAAGTTACAGTGCAATTCAATGCTGAACCCGTTGGTAATGCTCAGAATTGGCATTCGGCTCTTGATGCTCTACAGACGGAAACTGCTTCGCATCTTCAAAAAGGTGCAGTGGAAATCAAGATCAAACAATCCGACGACCACTTATTTTAATTTTTTTTTGAAAACTTTCATTTGAGGCAGATAAGGATAGTTTGCACTGCCTTGTCTTGCTTTAGGTATAACACCTTTTAATTTTTTAGATCCTAGCTCAGCAGTTTCTGGAGTCATGTAATAATGATAGCCAACAACATCAATATCTTGCTCCTTCCATAACCTATTGTGATCCCTACCATCCCAGGCCATTTTCTTTAGCAGATCATAATCCTGTTTTTTTGAACATAAGATGGCTCCACCACGTCCTAGACTCAATGCCTTTCTATGTTGGAAACTCAAACACATCAAACTGTTTTCCACATAGGAATCTTTCTCAAAATATACCGCGGCATCTATTATATTAGTGCCAGCAAGGTAGTAGTAGTCCTTCCAATCAATATCTTTGAATTCCCAATCCAAATTCAATTTGATCAAAGTAAATGGAACACTAATATATGTCCTGCTAGGAACTGTGATCTTGTGTTTAGGTCGAACAAGCCTTAAACATAATTCTATTGCATGGGTACAACTGTCGGTAGACACCGCAAATGGTGAGTTGAAATATTTTGCAAGGTCATACTCAAACTTTTCTATAGAATTCATGTTACTCCCTATCCAAGTCCTGTGTTAGGCAATGTATGCCGCAGTCCCAAAACCATTTGTGTTTAAACGGTGTCACGTGTAGTTCGACACCGTGCCTTTTCATTGCTTTCCTTACTTGTTTGTTATCTGTGCTACATAGAGCGTTCTTATTATCTAGCATTAGAATGTTTACCATGAATGCAGTCTCATTCACATTTCCTATCCAGTTGTTGAAGTAATGGTCCACCATTCCTACTAGGTCGTTGTTGTGTTCCATACCTTCGAGAAACCATTTGTGTTCTGCAGTCAATATCTGTTTTTTAAATTTATCATTCTTCAAAGTGACATCAGGTGGCACCGTGACCACTTCCGCATTTGGAAAAGTTTTTTTATAATCGATTGCCTCATAGGCACTTATGACCAAACCTTCGTTGATTGGAGCGAAACATCCATCGGAGTGTCCTTCACTGGATGCAACATGAATCTCTTTGTGAGGAAACATTTCGTCAAAGGTTTTCTTTATAGACTTTTTGTCGTCATGATAATTTTGCGTACCAACAATCATTTTTTTTCCTAGACGTGTGATAAAACTAGAGTTCATATAATCGATAGGACTGGCAATTACTTCATTGCCCTTTTGCAGAGCCAAAGTGAATATGTCGTTATAAAAACTTCGCTTCTTGTCAAAAATATATTTGTCCTGCTTCTGGAAATTTAGCCAATCTTTGTTCTGAGATAGGTTAGTCTTCTTCTCTATATTGTATTTGTCGCTGAATTCCATCCAAGCATGATTAACATTAGGCAAACCAGGATAATAGAGTTTATTATCTATCATACACATAAAATCTCTGGCTGATATTGGTGGAGCAATATAACCATTTGCTACCTTAAACTTCTCAAACTCATTTGGCATCGTTGGTCTTATCACTTCTATGCCAAACTGTTGTAATAAAATAACAAGTTTCTGTATGTCTTCCTCTGTTTCAATTGCTAATTTTTCAAAACTATTTCTTAACTGTTTGTCCTTGATGAATTGAAAAATTTCCGGAGGGTAGGCACTGCCAACCACGCAGGTTTTTAGTTTATTCCATTGATGTGTGACTTTATACATTATCTCTTTCTAGGTCTATTGTAACACAATGAAAACAGCCGCCTAATGTTCTGGCATGCCTCATCGGTAACATGGCACATTCTATCCCGTGTTGTTCTAAAATTTTTCTAAGGTTATGTTGATTTTCTTCCAATACAACCAATTTCTGATCTATCGATAAAAGATTGACATTTATCCATGCACTAGAATTACAATAATTGCCATGGTATCCAATATCCACAGGTTTAGGTGCATAAATGATGTCGTGTTTTTGCAATGATTCTGGAAGCTGACTTTTGTCTTTTACTCTGCTTGGATTGACCAGCAGGAGTCCTTCACGCAGAAACGCCAAGGTGCTATCAAGGTGCATGTAAGAATACACACCTTCAATCTTTTCTACCTTAGCAGTTTGGCCTAAAATGTTTTGTAATGTGTCTGCTCCAGCGGCATTCCCGCTGTTACTAACGAGATAGTACACATGATCGTTGTCCTTTAGCACATTTGCGGCGTCAAAACAAGGTTCATCTTCATTCAAGGCTAAAATATTTTTATTACCCACACAATTACTATTGTATAAAGAGTCGTTTCTATTAATTTTTATTAATTGTGTATCTGCTAAAATTTTTTTATAAGCATCACACTCTTGCTGTCTTGATCTAATTGCCATTGGTGTAAAAATTGAATTTTTTCCGTGTACAAAAATTGTATCTCTTGGACAAAATTTTGAATATGCCGGCTCGAATTCACTGTCTGGACGATACACACTTACATTTTGTTTTCTTAAAAAATCAATAAAAATTGCAATATCTTCGTTAGCTTCCTCAATGACTTGCTTAGGATAGGGACCTGCGTTTGGGATCTCCGCTTTGGAAAGTTTGTCAGAATAATTTACGCATCTTAAACTGATGTCTATGTCGGGAATTTTTGATCCTGTGGCGTCACCTACTATAATTTTTCTTAATCTGCTGTATTCGTTTGTGCTAAACATCGATTCCAGTTACCTGCAGAATATATCTGTCGTCCCATCCTAAATTTGCCGCCATGTGTTCTGTGCCGAAACTCCAGCCAAAGGCACTACCGGCAGGACCAAGGCAGATTTGATCTTTAATCCACAGTTGATGGCCAGCCTTCTGGTCATGCAAGAACACAATATATCTTATTATTTTATTTTGATCTTTATCATTTATGTTGTTGCGTCTTTTATATTCTGCATATTTGTCTGAGTGATATGGCAAAATTTGTCCTGGCGTCAATTTGTTTACTGCAACAACCTTTTTCTTTAATGGTAATTGCTCGACAGCCTTATAAAATTTCCCAAGTATTTTTTCATCAAAGCACATATACACGCCCACGTTAAGGTTTGTAGTATCAACCGTCGCATTGAATTTTTCAGTTGGTATTTTATTACACACCCAAGGTAGATTTTGGTAATCTTCTTCTGTCCAAGTGACTGGGATCTGTGTTTTTATCATGTCTTCAAATGTTCTTCTACCTCTTTAATGATATCGATATTTAAGTTTTGTAGATGTTGCCCATTAAAGAATAGTTCACGATTGTGTTTGGTAATATGTGCCACCTGCTTGTAGAGTTCAATATGGTTGCGTGATGTAATGTCCTGACAACATAAAACTATCTTCTCTACCCTTTTAATGGGATCAGTCTCCATGTCATAGGACTCATCTATGTAGTCATGGAATGTTTTAAAGCCATACTGTCTTAGATAATTTAGGTAACCTGACCCTGCAAGTGCAATGAAAATGTGTCCGGCAATGATCGGCTTGAAGATTTTTTCACTCATGCAATGCACATGATTTGTCTCTATTGTTTCTGCAACGATAGAATATTTGGTGTTGGCAAACTGTTGCGGAAGCACTTGCCAAATGGCCGGCTTGTAATGACAGTTGTCAGCTTTGAAGTTTCTGTCAAAGAAAGCCACGTGTTCATATTGTTTTTCAAGATGTTTGATGCCCCTGTCACCACGGTCATATGAAATGATGCTGTTATTTAGACAGCCAGTTTCCGTCAACTTGTCACGTAGTAAGCCTCGTAGTTCAGTTTCTCTCCTGCTTAAGAATAAAAAGTCTTTGGGTTTGGTCATGTCGTGTGTGATTGGTTCGGCCTTGGAATTTATTTGTCTAAGTTGTATCCAAAAGTCAAAATGATTAATGAATTCGAATGGAAAGTTTTTACTAACTCCGTGAGCCAACACACAGATGTTTTTGTTTAGTTTTATAAGGTCCGTGAACACTTTGATGTCTCTCTCTTGCAGAAACTCTATGTTCTCCTCTGAGTATAGAATCGTTGGCACTTTCTTATCAGTCGCATTTTCCAATTCTCTTGGTTGTCGATCACCCAATACAAACTGATCCATATCAATTAGGTTGTATTTTTTTTGTAGTAATTCTTTTGCTGTCTTTAGCAATTTGTGGCCTTCCAATCGGCTGATAAGTTTTTGTCTAATGCCCAACATTCCTTTCCTACGCCTTTTCTTATATTATTAAAAAACAAGAACAGTTCACCACCTAATAACTCATCAACTGCTCGCCTGACACCACCCCAACTGTAATCATCACCGGCAAGTACTCCGGTTTCCTTTAGTTTTGGTCTCCATGCAGTGATATCCGCTATTAAGTCATCGTAAGTGTGTGCGCCATCTATGAAAATGAAGTCTAAACTTTTGTCAGCATATTGCTCACTTGCCTGGACACTCGTTGATCGTATTGGTGTCACATAATCAGCAACCGGTTCGATGTTTTTTAGGAAAACTTCATACAAATTACCCTCTATGACGTCTTTGTCGTTCTTCTGTTGAGGTGAATGATCTGCACCTAACCAAGTGTCCACTGTGTCAAATTTTATATCTTTGCCGCTGTTTGCAATTTCAACCGCCATAAAAGCTGTGCTGGCACCTTTCCATGCTCCTATTTCAACAAAGTGCTCGCCACCTTTTGCTTGTTTTACCATCTCCGCATAAAGTGTCCTGTACCTGTTGATGCAACCGAAACTATCTATTTCATTGTAGTAATGTTTTATGATGTCCATCCTGATATTTAAGTCACAAAAAAAGGGCGACACATTTCTGCACCGCCCTTTAGAATTATTAATTACGCAGAGTAATTAATTACTTTTCTACCTGATTTCTTTAATAAAGAAATGATGTTTGACTTCATTGTCAATGCAGACGCCTTAGGTGCTGTACCTAAAACTTCTACTGTAAAATCAATTCCTTTAGATAACAACTTGTTAGTAGCTGTTTTTCTTGCAGTATTTTTTACCGCTAAGTTCTTGAACTTGATTTTACCACCGTGTACTTCACCATTTACTTTGTATGAAGATGCCGGCTCTGCAAATACACCAATCTGCTTCGCTCTTGTTTTGAAGTTTCTTGTGTACACAACATATTGAGTTGAGTTTGCCATGGTTTTATTTTCCTTTTTAGTAGAAGGAAAAAGTGTATTAAACATACCTGTTAGCATATTGTTTCCTTTTCCTTATTTGTTAATAAACGATCCGCCGGAGTTTCAATCTCTGTTATCCTACGTATCATGTTTACAATTATATACTAGAAGTAGTATTAAGTCAACCTTTCTAAAATTAATGTAATTTGTAGTATTTTTTATTGTGGATTAAGTATATCTTATATGAAGTTAGGAATCTTATGTCAGCATAGATCAGGACACTCTGCCTACGAACAACAGCTCGGAGCCGAAACAGGATTACAAATTGTTCCCGAGTTTGATTTGAATCAAAAGGATCTGGAAGAATACATTGGTAATTTACCAGAAAGTTGTATTTTTTCAGTGATGCCATGCAGTGATGTTGGAAAAATAATGGCCTTGCATGATGAGATACAATGGAGAATATTGATACGTGAAGATTTTGTCACACAATGCCTCAGTTTTGTTTATACCAACAAGACACAGAGATTCAATGGAGAACAGAAGGTCAAAACAAATGTTGATGTCACTCTGGTCGATACTTTTTTCAAAAACTATAAAATCATAAGATCAGTAGTGAACGAAAATCGTTACAAGATATACAGGTATGAGGACTTGGATCTATCTCTAGCCTATTGGCAAAAAAATAGTAATCATTACCGTGATCTTATCTTAAACATTAATGAAGTGTTTGAAAGAATAGATCATTACAAAAATTAATTGTCTTTGATTTCTGGAACAGGAAAAATATCGATGCCATCTTTCTGTAATTGCTTGACTTCTTTCTTGGTAGCAGTGCCGTATATCTTCTCATCTCGCTCACCACGTGATGCCTTTCGGGCCTCCTGTGCAAACTTTTTACCAACATCGGTATATTCTCTTTTGACTGTTTGTTCTATGGTTTTCAATATCTGTCTAGCACGGCCGCTCATCATTAGGTTGCCTTGGCCTTTGGTTTTGCTCTTAATTTGACTGCTTTTCCTTTTGACATTAGGTGCCATGATGTCCTTACGCACACTGGTGCTATCACACATCGGACAGGTTAATTTTCCTGAAACAATTTGTCTTTCGTATTCTTTATTGCTTGGAAACCAACCTTCGAATTTGGCGGAACATTCGCATATTAAGGAAAATTTTATAGCCATACTTTTATTTACTATTATACGGTTGACTGAAATATTTGTCTACTATATAATATTGTTATGATTAGATCACACAGCGGATATGAAAAAGGCAAACCAAAGAAAACATCTCAAGGTAAAAATAAAAGTAGGATAAAGATGAGTTCCATGAACAAACATAAAAAAAGATCCTACAAATCATACAATGGACAAGGAAGATAACATCAAAATTTTAAGAGCTAAGATAGGCAACCTCGAAGTGCAGATTAGTGAATATCAACAAATTATAAAAGAGCTCACAGAAAAACTGGAGGCCTATAACCAAAAAGTTGGCTCAGTTTTTGTTAAGTCAAAAAACCAGTTGAATAATTAATTTTACATATTTTGCTGTAACGCTCCTAGTGAAGTTCACAGCATAGACAACCCCGAAATAATTTAGTATGGAACTTGCTATCTTAATGGCAGGTATTGTTTATGGCTTGATCATTGGCCTAATACCAGCCGCAGGAGCAACAACAGGATTAATCACACTATTTGGATTCATGCCCTACTTTGTGGGAGATCCTTACTTGGGTGTAATCTTCTGTGTGGCAGTTGTGGCATCCTCAACAACCGGTGATTCATTCAGTGGTGTGCTTTTGGGCATACCCGGAGCCAACTCTGCGGCGGCAACAATGGTGGACGGATTCCCTATGGCCAAGAATGGAGAGGCAACAAGAGCACTTTCGGCCGCCATTACATCAAGCACTGCAAATGGTTTGTTCTGGGGATCGCTGACTTTTTTATTTCTTCCATGGTACACACAGGTTGTCATGTTCATGGGCATTCCTGAACTGTGGGCATTGGTATTACTTGCCTTTGTGACGGTTGGCTTTGTATCCACAAGAAAATATGTTAGAAGCACACTTGCTATCATTTTGGGAATAACAATAGGACTTGTTGGGGTTGATGTTAATAATGTTCCCCGTTTCACAATGGGTTGGAGATATCTTGAAGACGGAGTGCAAATATTGCCTTTTGTAGCAGGACTTTTCGCCATACCAGAACTATGGGATGGTTGGTTCAAAAGGAGAACAACCACTTCTGTAAAGGCGGTACATGGCAGTTGGTTAGATGTCAAACAAGGTTTCCAAGATTCCATTAACTGTTGGAAAGATAGCATACGAGGTGGAGCAATTGGCTCATTCATAGGACTTTTGCCTGGGCTTGGTGGAGCCATGGCAGACTGGTTGGCTTACGGCGCCACGGTCGCCGCAAATCCTAAAGAAAAGTTTGGTAACGGAAACGTTAGAGGTATAGTGGGGGCAGAAGGCGCCAACAATGCTCAGAAAGCCTCATCATTTATTCCAACTGTGTTGTTTGGGATTCCTGGAGCACCATTCGCCGCAATTCTGATGGGCTTATTTTTATATCTAGGAATTGACCTAGGATCTCCAGACACATTTTACGATGACAAATTATTTGACAGCATGACATTTGCATTCCTATTAGGCACAATGATCACTGCTTTCATATGTTATGGACTGGCATATTTCGCAGGTTGGGTAACACGTATTCCATATGTTTACTACTTTCCTTTCATACTTGCCGTTATTGTTTGGGCAACTCTACAATATAGTGGCGGATGGGAAGACCTTGCGGTGCTAATTGCATTCTCAACATTGGGACTGCTATGTAAAAAATTCCAAGTCAGTAGGCCAGCACTACTGATAGGGTACCTGTTGAGTGACAGGATATATAATCTCACTTATCAACTAACATCTCTACATACTGTAAATGATTTAATTTCAAGACCAATCTTTATCTTTATAATTATTTGTGTTATACTTTTACTGTATTGGGGAATAACGAAAAGGAGCAAATTAGATTATGCTTAAAAAAACAATAATGGCTTTGTTTTTAATGACAACAACAGCCATGGCAGATTACAATTTAATCGTGCCACAAAAACCATCTGGTGGAACTTCTGTGTGGGCACAGATAGTTGTGGCAGAATGGGAGAAACATCTAGGCGAAAAGATCAACTTGATCTACAAGCCTGGTGCAAGGGATCAACTTGGCCCTAATCAATTCCAAAATGAATTGCGATTTGATAATAAAACTATTTTGGTATCACATGGGGGTAACGGTATATCATATCTTGTTGAGCCTGTCGACTACAATTACTTAGATTGGGAATCCATTGGACAGATGAATTTAAATATTATTGTAGGTGCAAGGAAAAACGCAGATGTGTTGAATGGTCCAATACAGTTTCCATCAGGATCAGGAATGACTCCTGAAGTGATGGCTATAACCATGTTATTGGCAGGACCTAACAATGATCCAATTAAAACTTTTGAGGAGAAGATTGTTTGGGTGAAAGGCATGAAAGGATCTGAAAGACGTTTGGCATTCATCAGAGGTGACTTGAACGCTACCAGAGAGAATCCTGCGGCATACAAAAAGCATGTGTTGCCGGTAATCCAAAAAGGTGACGCCTACACTTGGTTCCATCATGGTTTGCTGGATGTAGCAACAGGTGAACACAATGCAGATCCTAACTTTGAAGAGCCAACATTCGAGGCGTTGTATGAAGAGATGTGGTTGACCGCTCCGAGTGGAGACTTCTACGATGCATATAAACTTGTGAAGAGTTGGAGAGATGCTTTGCAAAAAGCCTTTTGGGTCAACAAAGGAAATCCAAACAAAGAAAAACTTGTTAAGGCTTTGGACAAGATGATAAAAGATCCCGAGTCAGTTGCCGCAATTGAAAAGAAGGTCGGCAAATACGAGTGGAGAACAGGAGCAGAAGGGGATAATGCAGTGAAAACTTTGAAGTCTTTTATTACTCCTGAAGCACTTCAAACTTTGGCTGATTTCAAAAGCAAACAGTTAGGTTACAACACAGTGTACAAGGAAGATCTTACGAAATAATGTACATACTTTTTACAGGGGCACCAGGATCTAAATGGAGCAGTGTGTGTAAAAATATCTATTGGAGCGAAGATATTGATCACACCGACTATACCGAAGAACGAACATACTCCGTAGAGACTGATACCCCTGGAGAAAAGAAAGTGATGCACTTTGGAGCATATTGGGATCCGGGAATGGAATTCACTCCAATAGATTGGGACGGGCCATTCAGTGGTGTAGGCAGAAGGATAATCAAATGTCACACTTTCGCTCATGAACTCGAGGAACTGAAGACTAAAGGATATCCAATAGTGATGTGTTTGAGATCCAATGGTGGATGTATTGAATGGTGGACCAAAGCAGGAGCATTCAATATCACATATCCCAACTATCAATACTATAGGACAAGGACTAGAATGTGGGAACACATAAAAAAACAAAACTTTGATATAAAAACTTTCTATCAGAATAATAAAAAAAGAATAGTAGAATTGTACAATAATGAAGAACTTTGTAAAACACTGGCAATTAAGTATCCTAAAGACACACCCATACATGATTACAAAGAAAACAATGTCAGAGTCTTTGTTTATCAATAATAAAAAAACTATATAGACTATAAAAGTTTTTTATTATATACTATCATAATGAACAAAAAAATATTCAATGAATTGCTTTCTTTCAGCAACAACGATATTACCAAAATTACACAACCTTACATTATGGAAACATTCGGAGTAGATGTAAAGCGATGTGATAGTTTAGAACAATATGCAAATATCATAGATGATGCATGTCTAAACAAATATTTTTCCAAATATTGGCAGAATGACATGAAGAAATGGAAGTACTCTGGTCTGGCATTGATCGATGAGGTGAACAATCTCAAACCGAGAGCGGTACTGGATGTAGGCTGTGGCTATAATGAATTCAAGGGCAGAATCAATAATATAATAGGCATTGATCCTTATAACAAAAATGCCGATCTGCAAGTGGGCACATTGGAATATAAAACTGATCAAAAGTTTGATGTGATTTTGTGTCTGGGCTCAGTGAACTTTGGCAGTAAAGACAAGATAACAGCAGAGGTTGAGAGATGTGAAAGACTACTGGCCGATGGTGGCACAATGTTCTTTAGGGTAAATCCTGGCTTGCCGCATGACAAACCTGAAGCCGATTGGATTGAATTTTATGCTTGGAATGTTCCATTTATTATAGAGCTGAGTGAAAAATTCAACTTAAAAATACTTGATATCCGTGACGACACCAACAGCCGTAAGTATTTTGTGTATAAAAAAGTGGCTAAACCGTAGACTTTTACTATAATTGTGTTACAATCAAATGTAAATACCATATATGCAAAAAGAAACACGCAGTATATTAGATGAACTATCCAACATTTCTTACAAGAAAGATAAGGAAAATGTAGTTGAGAGCCGTGCATCTCACATAATTGATTCTGCGATTAGATTGATCACGTATATCAAAGAAAATTTTGATCCTGAAACTGCATATAAATTGGAGAAGCGTTTTCATAACTCAATCAAAACAATGGACCAAACTAAGTTCTCTAAAGGCATTGCCAGAATTAAAGAAAACAAGGACGTAAAAAATAACCTTCTGAAAATTAAAGACGGTGAATACCAAGAGGATTAAGAATGTTAATTGAAGATGTTCTCACAGAGTTCAAAAGGACACACCTAGAACACATAGAAGACATTATCATAACAGATGGCTTTGAGGGCGGCAAGGCTGTTGTAGAATATTTTAGAGGACTTTTGCTTACCTTGAAAGGCAGTAGTTCAGAAGCAGTAAAGGTGAGTGTGAAGTGGGACGGTGCACCTGCTGTTGTCTGTGGCGTAAATCCTGACAATGATAGATTTTTTGTTGGCACCAAGTCGGTGTTCGCACAAAGTCCAAAAATAAACTACACCAAACGAGATATCGCAAAAAATCATGGCACTGATGATCTCGGACAAAAACTGCTTAAATGTTTGGTGCATTTAAAAAAGATCAACATGAATGGTGTGTATCAGGGAGACCTACTATTCACAGACGAAGACATAACTAGAAAAAACATAGATGGCAAGCCACATTTAACATTCAATCCAAACACCATTACCTATGCAGTACCTGAGCAAAGTGAATTGGGAAAACAAATCGATGTGGCAAAAGTTGGTATCATATTCCATACTACCTATGTTGGCGAAACACTGGCTGACATGAATGCCAGTGCAGGGGCCAATATTGAAGAATTTTCAAAAAATAGTTCAGTGTTCTTTGATAACGCAAGTTATAAAGATGTGTCTGGCAGTGCAAAATTCACAGATGACGAAACAAAAATATTTTTGGCTGAGATAGACAAGTTGGAAAGTTTATTGTCAAGGGTGCCACGTAACCTATCTAACCTATTTGGTGCCAATCAAGATTTTGTACCATTCTTTCAGATGTATATTAATTCCATGGTCAAAGAAGGCCAGTTGCCTGAGAATAGCACACAATTTCTACAAGGCTTTAGAAAATTTTATATTGATCGAATGCAACAACAAATATCTGGTCTAAAAGCACAAAGGGCTCTGGACCTGAGACAAGATAAAATCAAACAGATGCCACGATTCCTAAACAAACTAAAGGCCCCATTACAGAACATGCTATCTTTTTACAAACAGGTGCAAAGGATGAAAATGTTTGTGCTGAAAAAAATGAACCAAGCGATGGCAATAGGATCATTTCAACAGACCGAGAATGGATTGGAAGTCACAGAACCAGAAGGATTTGTTGCTGTAGACAAGACAGGCAACGCTGTCAAACTTGTAGATAGGTTAGGCTTCAGTAGACGTAATTTGACCGCTATCAGCAAATTCAAGAAATAAATTGATAGTCTTATTCACCTGTTCACTTAATCTTTCCTTATTGAAAAACACATCATGGTTGTGCTGACGTAGTTTAATAGTTTGCAGATATAGATCTTTCCAATTTTTGTTCATTAGATCTTTACATAGTTTATGAATGGCATCAATTTTTTTAATTGAATCTTTTTCTAGGTCATAGGATTCATCAAAGTAATGGCCAAATGTTTTGAAACCCATTTCACGTAGTTTTTGCAGGTATAAATGATTACCGTGAACAACAAATATTTGTTGTGCAATAATAGGCTTCCAAATTTTCTCTGTCATAAACACATCGTGGTCGTTGTCGTTGGACTCTGATACAATATTGAAAGCAGTTTCATTATATGGTTTTTCATATATGTCCTGATCCATGCCATAAAAAGGATAGTCCGGTGCCCATGGCAATTCGTAGTCTTGTGCTAATTTTTTGTTTGGCCAAAAGCTATAAAGACTTTTTTGTAACAAATCTGTTGAAGATAATTTGTTAAACAAATTTGTCCTATGTTCTCTAACCCCTTTATTGAGATATAAGAAATCATAATTCTTTTTATTGTGATCAAAAACAAATTCCGTATCTTTGTGTTTGTGATACATGTACGACCAAAACCACGACACGCCACCTGACCATATGATATGCTGTGTGCTGACTTCGGGATACAATTCACTTTTTGAAATATTATCTGCTGACTCCCATGGCGTGGCTGATATGAAAACAAAACCTTGGCTATGCAGAAGTTTACATCTCCTTTCCAGTTCATCTTTAAACTCTATACTGCCTTTCAGCCGGTTGTTGTCGTGACGCACGTCAATTATTACAAAACGCCTGTCATAGCTGTCCAAATCGTAATTGTGTAATCGATAGTATTGCGATTCTAAACTGAATGATTGATCGGGTAGACTATGTGAACTGATAAACTGCTCTATATCTTGATGTTTACCAGTTTTCATCAAATCTGTCAGAACAAAATTACGTTGCATTTTACCCATAAATACCTTTATGTTAACACCTTTTTTAAAGTATGTATCTGAAGGCAGGATTGTTAGACGCCAAAGCGACCTACAACGATACACATTCCAAGAAATCACGGAAAGGATCTATTTGTCTTTCCTGACCCTTACGTTGCTTAGAAGTTTCCAACAGACAATAGGATTCACAAAGGCCTATGCCAATGACACGTTGGCCTATGGATCTTTTGATAGGGTGCGACCCACTTCGAATGATCTTCATAACATGCTGGCTGTTGTTGCTGGCGATCCTGAGATCACAAAAAAATTAGCCAATAAAAATGCCGCAATGGCCTTGAGGCAAAGGCAAACAGTGCCTGTGCTGGCGATTCGTAGATATCTAAGAGATTTCAAAAACAGCTTTCAATTTCTTTCAAATTTGGAATCGGCTTTAGGTATAGGCAATTTGGATTACAAAAATTTGCGTAGAGCCATAAGTGATTATGCAAATCTCGATGCTCGAAGGAAAAAACTAACAACAACCAGGCTGTTACAAGCACTTAAGGCAAAACTTTCTGGAACTGACTTACAGAGAAAGGCACAGGAGTTTGCAGACAAGCAAAAACTTGAGTTGGATAATGTTGTCGATGCAGAAAGAACCGTGCCTGGTGCAGAACTTACGCCAGACGAAATGACTGGTTACAGAGTGCTGGTGGGTGCATCAAATGTGCGACGTGCCAAAGTTGCCGCTGACATGATAAGGCAGGGCAGAGCTGTGCCGGCACCTGTTATGCAGGCCTATGCACCAGTTGTGAGAATGATCGATGACATTGTAAAAGGTGGTTATAGTTTTGTGAGGCTATTACAAAATATACATGACAGAGCAAAGAAAAAATAAATGTTTTAGATGTGCATGTTTACCGCACTGCAAAGAAGCTTGTACAAATTGCGGAACCTGTGATATCTGTGATTGTAAAGAGTGCTTAGATAAAGACTCAAAATAATAAATTAAATATTCATATATGGCAACACCAAACAATTTTAAAGTAACTGACGCTATCGGTAGCACAGATAACTTTGCTGGAGCTGAAGTAAAGTTTTTCCACATCACTCTCATACAAAGTGATAGTTCAGTGTTAGATGTTAGGACAGAACTGGACTTTGACGAAACAGTTCACAACTTAATTAGAGTGATCCTACAACGAGGAACAATATTGTATCAAAGGATAGACAACGCGGCCACCGGCAGAATAGACATAACCATGGAAAGGCCTGGCTGGACAGCATCAACTTTACAAACTGCTATCAGAGACATGGGTGATAGTGTTGGAGTCAACAACAAGTCAGTATCTTTGTCTGTAGTGGCAGAAACCGAATTAAAACTGGATAATTCTTAATATTATCGCATAATTTACCAATCTTTACCATAAATACTTGCAACTTACTGCCGGAGCGGCAGTAATGCATTTTTAATCAGAGAAAAAGGAGGATAAAAAATGCCAGCAAGTGAAAACAACACAACATTCGTATCGGCTGACAACAGCTCATTACTTGGGAAAGAACTTGAGTTTTTGACTGTGGACGCTGGCGAAGAATTAGCGAATCATTTGTTAAAAAATGAAACGCTAAATGCGATTGAAAACACAATCAGAGTTTACGGTAACATCGTAGGATCTGGTCCGTTGTTTGATACAAACGCAAGTAAAACATATATTGTTGAAGGTACTGACATGTTCGTTGGTGGTCCAGCAAGTTCAGGTGGAACGTTCACGTTCACAGAACAAGCAAGAGGTGGCACATCTGCTACAACTTTATTAGCGGCTATCAAAGCATTAGGTACAGTAGACAGTATCAACCTTAACGATGGTGGCACAACCGCGGTTGTGAACAACCTAGAAATCTAATAGAAGGAGAGATAAAAAATGGCTTTCGATAATACATTACCAGCAGGAGGCCCTGCTAACTTCCAATCACCTAATACTCTTTTTGAGGCAGAAGGTGTAGGATTAACTTTCCTTTCTGTTGACTACATTAGCGCCATGAACGCAGAGGTAACTTTTCCGTTAGCATCTGCTAACACGGCAGGTTTAGAACTTTGCAGACAAGCAATTGAAAACCAAGGTGTCAACGTTCTAGGAAGAGGTGTTCTAGCAAACTCTAACACTGAGATGACTTTCATGGTTAGAACAGATGCTTTAGACACAATCAGTTCAACAACAACTATCGCGGCGATTCAAACCGCTTTACAAGGGTTGAACAGTAACTCAAAAATAACGGCAACGATCAGTTCGGCGACAGCGGCAAGCAAAGGCTTGTCTGACACTGAAACGCAATCTGACTAATAGTTAAAGGTAGGAGGATATAACATGCCAATAGCATCAAATGCCACAGCAAATATGTCAAGAAGACAAGCATTCAACGGAAAAGGTTTAACATTCGTTGAAGTAATTTTTGCTCAGTCTATGACAGCGACAGCAACTACTCCTGACACTAAAGACTCAGACTTTCAAAAAGTTTCGGAAGTGGTCAGAGAAAAAGGTAACCTTTTAGCACAATCATACAGATTGGCGGCCAAGGCTACTGACAACGATGCCGCAGAAGCAACAGGTATCACAGCCAACAATAGTATCGACTCGTATCAGTTTATATACGAAGGTACTCCAGGTCAGCACAACACAGCGGACTCAGTTGGAGACATTAACTTGGATCCAGGTCAGAACGAAACAAGTGCACCGGCAGTGATCGCAGACGCAGAAGCAGACATCGAAGCGGAAATCAGATCAAGACTATCTGGTGACTCTTCAAACAACGACTTACAGGTGAAAGTAAGATTTTTACCTGCAGACGGCGTGGTATCAACAGGTATCGACGCAGTGTACGGAATGTTTGATCAAAGAGGTGACGCATAATATTGAGTAGTTAATATTACCAAAGGGCGGATCTATATTGTAGGTTCGCCCTTTTTTTGTGAGTAAATAATCCTATGCCAACACACATAGACGAAGCAGTCAAAATAATTCTAAGCAAAGATTCAAAACTCAGAGAGATCACACCGATCATTTACGCACTGCCAGAAAAAATGCCAGAAGGATGGACGGACCTGAGGCGTATGAGATATCTCGATCATGATCTCAGTGCAGGCAGAAATATTAAACGTTGGCTGTGGCGTGATTATAGTCCTGAATTGATCCTGCAACAAAGGCCCTTTGACAAATACGAGGATCAGAGCGAAATATTCACAGGTATAAGACATCCACTTGAACGTTGGTGGAGCGGCATTAAAGACTTTATGTATTTCTTGCCCTACTACTCATGGTGGACCAACGAGGCAATCATGGCACAATGGCCACACTTTCACAGAGCCACTTTGAGATTGCACGACATAATGGAAGAGGTCAAACCACAACACTTGATAAAGATCGATGGAGGCATAGATCAAAGGCTATGCAATTTTGCTAGGAAACACAGACTTCTATTTTACGGTACCCTGCCGCACGAAAAACACATCCGACACAGAAGACCAGACATAATGAAGATGGAGAAGATCGGCGAAAGGCAATTGAAACAATGGCTTTTGAAAAATCCTGACTACCAAAAAAAATTAGATGATTACTTGGAGCCTGATTGGCAGTATTGGAATAAGGTAGAAGATCAAGAATAATGTATGAGTTTCGTGTTCACACCCTAGTAGATATAACTGACAACGGACTTTTACAAAAACCTTTTCCTTTCAAGACGCTTGGTGGCGAAGTGGTTCATGACAAACAAAGTTTGGCCATGGCACGTAACCAAAACAACAATTTCAACACCATGTTACAATTGTTACAGATCAGAGGAAACATCACATGGGAACAACCACCCATGCGGTTGGACCAGACTTTAGGCAACACCGGCTTTGGAAGATTCTACGAAGGCAAACACAATAGTTGGCATTTCCAATTTTTCACAGAACAGATGGAGGTCTACGGTGATGCACAGGATCCAACAGGGCAACTGAAGGATGACTTCAATCTTGTACCTATCATAAATTTTTGCAAGGAAACCGCTACCTTTCCAACAAGCACTTTTATCACACAGGATCACAACACAATAAACACATACTTTTCGTACACAGGAATTTACAATAAATAGTAATGGTTAAGGCACAAATAGGCAAATACAAAGGCAGTTCAGGCTATGGCTCAGGCACATATACAGGCTCTAATATTCGAGGTACGGAACCTCAAAAATGAGATTAGAAATTATATGAGTACAACTGAATTAGAAAAACAAAATTTAGAAGCACACGTAGATCTGTGCTCGGAGAGATACAAAGGCCTACACGACAGGCTTTCAGCAATTGAAGTGCGACTTGGCAAGATGAACGAAGAAATGACAGCAGGTCATAAGAGCACTTCCAAAACAATTATCGCCACTGCCGGCACAGTGGTCGCAGGATTATTATCAACCGTGGTTGTTATCCTGATGAAAATGCCAGGCTAAACAGATTTAAATTTACCAATTACATATGTACGTACAAATAGCACCGCGATGCCGGGTATGGATCACAGACACCCAACTTGACTTTATCAGGACCCATCGCGATCATCCTTTCCGCAACACAGATCTACATCCGTTAGAAGTCGACATAGCAAAACAACTTGCTGACAAATCAATCTTAGTAAGGAAAAAACTTGACACAGGCGTTCAATATGCTTTAAATAGACGCATAAGATTTGTTCAAGATGCCGATAAAAAATAAACAGGAACTGGTTAAGCAGATTGAGGCTTATGGTTTAAAACATAAGTTGGCGGAAATTGCACGGCGTGAAGAAAAACGCAGACCGTTCCGTCATTTACCAAAACAATTTTCAAAAGGTATCCTGATAGGCAACATTGCTATCGTGCCAAAAAAACATACAGGAACAAGATACGCCTATGTTATTGCAGACATGGTTGAGGCGAGGATATTGCATGATGATATAAATTTAAAACAGACTGCAATTTTGACCGCACACTATCTGGCGGATGGCAGGCAAGTGCCGAACAACGTGCTAAATTACGATACACATTTTGCTTCTAAACTATTTGAAATACAGCAATTTAAGGCCACTATTAAATTGGCCCGTAAAGCAAAGGACGACGTAAAAGAACAGATCTATCAGCAGAGATTGGATGATGCAAACTATTATGCCGACGAATATAAGGCCAAAATACAAGATATTTTCCATTCAACGTTTGGAGTGTAGCAACTAAATAAACTTGTATGAACAGCTTAGAATTAACAAAACCTATTACAACCGAAAGTCTTTTAGCAGAATTTGAATCCAGATTCAATCAAACCATGGACCTAAGCAAGTTTACAAAAGAAGAATTGGAAGACACAGCAAATCACATAAGAACAAAAATTCATAACATCACACAAAACACACATTTTGGTGAAGAGCTTAAAAACAATGACTATCAAAAAAGCCAAATGATGCTTGACATTGTGAATCAAGCAATCAACGAATACGGTGGCAACATGGCAAGTTCTATTATTGGCAAGGCCACAGGCGAAATCAAAGACAAACTATCAAAAGGACAAGCAGTGAGTCCAGCAGATAGGAAAGCGGCGGCACAGGCCATGAAGACAGAGGGTGTTGAAGAACAATCAGAATTAATATTAGCGGCCAAGGACATGATGGACAAAGTCACAGGGTACTTGGAAGATCTAGCAACAATGAAAACAGAAGGTGTGCTAGAATTGGCAGACAGAATCAGAGACGAAATGGGAGCAGACAAGGCAGATGCTTTCATGCAAAAAATCCAACCAGCGATTGAACAGGCGGAGGCGACTTTAACGACAACTAGGCAAGAACTAGACAACGGTGTAAGAATTTTGACCGGAGAAGAAGTTGCTTCAGACCCTATGGGCGCCGATGACACGATGAACATGGATACAGATCTAGACTCACTGGACTCGGAAGGTGGAGAAGAGGACGATGAGTTTGGAGCCTCTGATGCCGAAGCAGGTGGCACAGAGCCAGAAGGCAGAGAACAAAGAGAAAGCAGAGAAGTGTTCGAAGCTTCAAACAGGATCTACGGCAAGTTATCGGGGAAGTAACCCCATGAGATTTTACGAATTCAATCAAGATAAAGATATTAAAAACGCATTGATGAATGTTCTTATGAACATGCAAGGTGATGCCGACGAAAGAGATACCTCAACAGAGATCAGTTTGGATGCTGTCAAAAGCATCATGTCCAACACAGGATACCCGGCGTTCAACTACGAAGTGTTCAAGAAAATGTATGACCAAGACAATGATCTTAAAAACATAGTTGCAGACTTTGATCAAGACAAAATTGTGGTAAAGACCGATAAAGAAGCAGACAAGGATCCTAAAATGGATTTTGACAATCAAGGTTCAACCGATGTGGTTAAGAAGATGGCCAAGTCTGCTATGAATAGAAGAAAATAATCCGATAATTACTAATATGTATAACAACTATATTACGGTTGACGCCGTCAATCATATTAACGCAGAGTTGTCAAATTATTGCAACGCGGCCTGTCCTATGTGTGCAAGATTTGATTCCGATCAGAAATTGGTTAAGGCAATCACCAACAATAGACACACGACTCTCGATGACATACAATACAAGATAGGACCAGATGTTATTAAAAATTTAAAAATGTTTAGATCCTGTGGCAACGTTGGCGATGGTACAATGAATCCAGAGTGTTATGACATATATGAATTCATTAGGAAAACAAATCCAAAAGCCACCCTCACACTTAACACTAATGGTGGTGCCCGAACTCCGGAATTTTTCAAAGAGATGGCAAAACTGGGTGTGGTAATTATTTTTTCGATTGATGGCCTGCAAGATACAAACCATCTATACAGAAGAAATGTAAAATGGGAAAAGATAATGGAAAATGTAAAAAGTTTTACTGATGCAGGGGGCATAGCAATTTGGGATTATCTTATTTTTAGACACAACGAACATCAAATAGACGAAGCAGAAGCATTGAGTCAACAATTAGGTTTTGTCAGCTTCAATCGTAAAACCACAACCAGATGGGATGACTTTGACAAAGACGGCAATTGGTTGCAAAGGAAAAAAATTGCTGTAGATGATTACGAAATAGAAAAGCCAAATGCTGATAATGTTCAAAAATATTCTAATAAAAAATGGGCCAAACACGAAAGAGTCACAAGCCAAAAAATAATTTGTCAGTCATTTTCAAATGCGAACGTTGAAATATTTCTACACGCAAATGGAAACGTGTCCCCTTGTTGTTATCTCGGAGACCTTGCATTACACGAGTCAAAGAACCTTATTTCGGATTACGATAGTGTGAATATCCATCATAGGTCATTAAAAGAAATACTGAATGGCAACTACTTTCAAGAAATATGGAAAGGCATACAAGGTAAAATGCAAAAATATAAATTACAGACTTGTCAACAAGTTTGTGGAGTCTGTCAATGACAAAGTCCTATTGTGCTTTTCCTTTTCAACATCAGTACATACACATGTCTGGTTCCTTAAGATTGTGTTGTGCAACTATGGAAAATGCAACTGATAAAAAGGGTGACAGATTGCACGTCAACAATGATTCTTTGCAGAAAATTTGGAATAGCGATTACATGAAGGATGCCAGATTGAAAATGGCCAACGGCGAAATACTTACGGCTTGTACCAAATGTGTACAGCAAGAAGCACGTGGATATAAATCAATGCGAAATGAATCCAACAAGGAAACTAATCTCTCTAACCTAAAGGCCGATGGATCCATGGATTACATGCCCCACTCTATGGAATTACACTTTGGCAATGTTTGTAACCTTAAATGCAAGATGTGTGGACAAGATTATTCTAACCAGGTGGGCAAGGAGATATTAGAAATTGGTGAGAAGGATAAAGATTTTTTGTCTTGGGTATATAAACAGAGTGGCAATGTAAACAACTGGACAAATAATCTTTCTGTTGAGTACACATGGTTTCAAAATAAAAAAACTAAACAGCGACTGATAGACTATGTTAGCAAACACATTACAAGATTGACCATTATCGGCGGAGAGCCAACAATTATTCCTGAATTCTATGAACTACTCGATTATTGTTTTAAAAATAATACCTTACAAAATAAGGACATAACCATAGTAACCAATTTAACAAACACTAATCCAAAGATGACACAATGGTTACCAAAAATGAAATCATGGACTATCTGGGCCAGCCTAGATGGCATAGGAGAAGTTACTGAATATATTAGGTATCCAAGCAATTTTAAAAAGGTTTCTGAAAATTTAAACTATTACAAAAGTCTTTCGGACACACATGGCAACGGAAAAATAACCTTTAGTCCAGCTGTTCAACTTTTGAACATACATCAGCTTGATGACATGCTAAAATGGTTTATAAAGTTTTCAGATGGTGACTGGGGAAACACGGTGAACATATCATGGATGTCTCAAGTATGGTATCCAAAAATTTGTAACTACGATACCGCTCCTAGAAACTATAGATTATGGGTAGCGGATAAATTAGAGAAGAGTAAAGACTACTTTACAGGCTATGCAGGAATCTCTTATTTCTATAATAAACAAATTGAAAATTTACGTAAAGATACACTTGATAAAGAAACTGAACAACATTTACAAAATTCTTTCATGAGATACAACGACACACAAGACAAACATCGGAGACGTAACACCTGGCGTGAACTTTTACCATTATTGGAAGAAGCTTTGACAAAAAACCTAAAGTAATATACAATATGTCTATGAAGATATCAGAAGATGTGATCAAAAGCAAAGGGATCACCTATGTTCAAAAATATCCATACGGCGAATTGGCAAGAGTAACCAAAGATAAAAAGAGGCATTATGAAACGCCAGATGGCAGACAGGTGCCCAGTGTTACAACTGTTCTTTCAGCCACCAAGGACATGACACATCTGCAGGCATGGCGCAAAAGAGTTGGTGCCGAGAAGGCCCAACAGATCACAACAGAGTCTGCAAACATAGGAACGGTGATGCACCGTAGTCTAGAAAAACATGTTAAAGGAGAAGATAGAAAACCAGGTTCGAATCTAATACAACAGAAGGCGCATAAAATGGCCAATGTGATAATTGATAATGGATTAAATGATGTGAGTGAAGTATGGGGTTCTGAAGTATCTCTTTACTATCCCGAACTTTACGCAGGCACGACCGACCTAGTTGGCGTGTACAAAGGAGAGCCTGCAATAATGGATTTCAAACAGGCAAGAAGGTTGAAGAAGAAAGAATGGGTAGAAGATTATTATCTCCAACTGGTCGCCTATGCAGAAGCACACAACAAACAATATGACACGCAGATAAAAAATGGGCGTATCTTTATTTGTACACAAGACAACGAATATCAAACGTTTGACATAGACAACTACGATAATTGGGTAGGTAAATGGTATGCCAAACTGGAAGAATACTACAAAAAAGTACTAGATTAAATAACATTGATGAACACAGAACCAGATAAATTCTGTAAGGCTCCGTTCCGCGGGATGGTCGTAGACAACGACGGCACATTGATGCCTTGTTGTGAATTCATACGTGATGAATCTTCTTTGCCACAATACAAGATATGGGAATTCGAAAAATACAAAGCGGATACCAAGCTAAGGCAGAAGATGCTCGATGGCGAAGTCGATGGAGGTTGTACATATTGTATCAAACGTGAAGACAATGGAATTAATAGGCGGGCTTATCATAGTAGACTTTTCAAGGAACCTTTTGATTCTTTCAACCCAGAAACATTTGATATTGGGCATTTGGAACTAAGGCTTGGTAATTTTTGTAACTTGAAATGTACAATGTGTGGTCCTTATGCAAGTTCACAATGGTCTGCCGAAGCAAAAAAATATACTGAAAAGTTTAGTAAATTTGGCATTGGATATCTAAAGTCCGATCATGATTGGATCAACGATGAGGATAACAAGGCATTGTTGAATGATATTTTAAGGAATTGTGTATCGGCAAATTTTGGAGGTGGCGAACCTTTTATTAATCCTTACATAAATGATTTTCTTAGAGAAATTAAAAAGGATGCCGAGCTATCATTTAATACAAACGGCACTACTCTTAAAGATAGCACCCTAGAATTGTTACAAGATAGGCCAAATTTGATTATTAACATAAGCCTAGATGGGATAGGAAAACACAACAACTACATTAGAAGCGGAAGCAATTGGAATGACATAGAAACAAATGTAAAAAAACTTAAGGAAAAAAATATCAAATTATTATTTTACTATATTCTACAACACACCTCTCTTTACACATTCCGCCAGGTATATGAGTACTGCACTAAGAATGATATCGAACTTGAAATTGGGGAGATCTATGGCGGCTCTGTTGATGGATCAGGGCATCTCACCTTAGACAGTGCCAAACAGGATGATGTTGATTCATTCAGGAAATGGCTAGGCACGATAAACTCTCCTAAAGTTAAAGTAGTAGATAATTGGTTGTCAAAATACGAATACAACGACACATTACATCGCAGGTTCAAGCAATATTTCAACATGTTAGATAGTGTAAGAGGAACAAATTTTGTCAAAACGTTCAATCCTTGCTGGACATAAATAACTGCATCATGCCGATAGTACAGATATCAAGAATACAGCACAGACGTGGAAAACGCACGGATCTGCCGCAATTGGCCGCAGGTGAGTTAGGCTGGGTAATTGACGAGCAAAGACTTTTTATAGGAAATGGTACCGTGGCGGACGGTGCGCCAGCGGTGGGAAACACAGAGATTGTAACATCTGGCAGTTCAGGATTTACAACTGCACTATCCTACACTTACAAAGGATACCTAGGAGATTCAACTCCGATTGTCACAGGCGCATCCGGCGATGTTAGTAGAACATTACAACAAGTTTTAGATGATAAAGTATCTGTCAAGGCCTTTGATGCAAAAGGCGACAATTCAACAGATGACACTTCAGCAATACAAAGAGCGATAGACGAATTATATTCCGACACAGATCAAGATGATACAAGAGCAAGAAGAACATTGTTTTTTCCTGCCGGCGTGTACAAGATCACATCCGCACTTACAATTCCTCCTTTTGCACATATAGTTGGAGAAGGGCCAGACAAAACAATTATAAGCAATTCTGGAGCCACCAACGCAGTTGCGGTGACGGAAGACGATGACGGAAACGTTTATGGTTCTATTGGTTCAGCTTCGGCAACAACACCTACACAAATACATATCACTGGAATAACATTCAAGAACACAGTCGCCTACGGAGGAATCAGTATCGATAATGCAACAAACATGTATTTTAATAATTGTAAGTTTCAAGGATCTTATACTTCAGGTGGTGATGATAATTCGAATTCAAAAGGAGTAACTGTAAGGTCGACTACCGCACTTCCATGTTCAAAAATTATTTTTAATCAATGCCAATTTACAAAATTTGCAAGGCTTGTGGATTTCAGTTTTGATGTAACAAACGTAAGGTTTACAAATTGTGACTTTACTGAGGCATTCTATGGAGCCATATTTGGTGAATCAGTCGACGGATCAACAAATGGTTTGACCATAGGGCCAAGAGATATTCATTTCAATGGCAACAGCTGGTCAACAATAGGACAACAAGCCATTTATGTTAAACAAACAAGCACAACCACGGGCAGTCAAACAAGGAATGTTATCAGCTATGGAAACTGGTATTCGGAAACGGTTGGTAATAATTTTGAAGGCGTGAATAGTATAAATGAAGTACCGGTATTACAATTTGACAATGACGAGTGTACTTCCATACTAGATTTCTTTGAAAGGACAGATCAAAGGGATACTAATTTTGGTGACTCGACAGATCCATCAAACACCCCGCCAGAGGTTCAAGGCATAGGTTTACACAGAAAAGCGGTTAGACAAATTACTTTATCAGACAACACATCGTCGGCCACCGATACCGGAATATATCTTCCTGGATTTACTGATAAGGGAGTAAGAATAACCTACAAGATGAACAGGGGCGCCAAGTATAGAACAGGTGTATTCACCATCAGTGCGGCGGGTGAGCTATGCACACACAACGATGACTTCGAAGAAACATCTGATGTTGGTGTTATACTATCAGCCAAGACATCGGACGGTGACTCAACTGCTGGGAACGACACAATCCGTGTTCAATACACGACAACATCTGACTCATCCACAGACGTCACGATGGAATATCAAGTAGAAATTTTAGTATAATTATTTTACATGACATTACTGATTAACGGATGCAGTTTTGCGGAGATATGGAAACCATCTATAGATTTTATTAAAAAATTACATTGTGATAAGGCGGTAAATTTAGGAAGGCAAGGAACAAGTTTTGATAGAACTATAAGAACCACAATCGAGTACATTTCAAATAATCCAAAACCCAGGTTCGTGCTTATTCCTATTACTTTATCTACCCGTTGGGAATTATCTATTGCTAAAAAAGATGTTAATATTGATGGCACTTGGTTTCCAATGCAAAATCCCGAATATATAGACTATGATTCTGTTGATCAATCTGTGTCACACGATAAAATAAAAAGTTTGATTGAAAATTATTATGGAATCATCCCAAATATTAGAACCTATTGGGATAGAATGTTTACAAATTTGATAGGGCTTACATCATTTTTAGAGTTGAACAACATAAAATATCTGTGTTGGGATATGTGCAACAATTTTCAAAAGAAGCATATTAATAATTATAAAGGTTTTGATAAATTAAAAATTATCGAGTCCAATAAAAACATAATTGATTTGTTTAGTTTTTGTGGCAACAGGCACATGTTTGATAATTTACCAGAGTCAAAACAAAGAAATTTAGATCCTTTCATGCATCATCATGATCATAAGCAATATTTAGGATTGGAAAAATATCTAATAGACTACTTAAATCACAGGTTGTGATAATTAAATCCGTAGACAAAAAAACTTTTTTATCGTAATATTAGCATAAAATAAAAACGCAAAACGACAACCTAGTTTTGCTATTATGACAGGTGAAAAAATTTTGGAAAAACTTAATAAACTAACTTTTAGATAAATATGGATACACAAACAAAGACAATCAAAACAAAAAATAAAAAAGTAATAATGCCGAACACCAACTCTAGTACAATCAAAGTTCAAAAAAGAGATGGCAGGCTAGAACCCCTAGATATTAATAAAATTCATTTCGTAGTCGAAGAGGCCTGCGAAGGACTCTCCGGCGTGTCTTCGTCTCAGATCGAGATGAATGCCAACATTCAGTTCTATGATGGCATGACGACTAAGGACATCCAAAATGTTTTAGTAAGATCTGCAAATGATTTAATAAGTTTAGAAGCTCCAAATTATCAATATGCCGCGGCAAGACTTTTGTCATATGATGTCAGAAAAGAAGCACACGGTCAATATGAATACATTCCATTATTAAAATTAGTTTTAAGAAATATCCGTCTGGGTGTGTATGACAAAGGGATAGTGGACAAGTACACAACCAGTGATATAAAAAGATTCAACACATGGATAAGAAGAGATAGAGACTTGAATTTCACATATGCAGGATTGAGGCAAATTGTAGACAAATATCTTGTGCAGGACAGAAGCACAGGACAGTTGTATGAAACTCCGCAGGACATGTACATGATGATTGCGGCAACTTTGTTTGCAGACTATCCAACAAAATCAAGAATGTCTTATGTAAAAAAATACTACGATGCAATCTCACAACACAAAATTAATATTCCAACGCCGGTTATGGCAGGAGTAAGAACACCCATAAGACAATTTGCTTCTTGCGTTCTTGTAGACAGCGATGACACTTTGCCAAGTATCTTTTCAAGTGATATGGCAATAGGTTTGTATGTTGCCAGAAGAGCAGGCATAGGAATAAACGCAGGCCGTATCAGAGGTATAAATTCTAAAATAAGGGGAGGGGAGGTCCAACACACAGGAGTCATTCCGTTCCTTAAAAAATTCGAATCAACTGTGAGATGTTGTACACAGAATGGTGTGCGTGGTGGAAATGCAACCGTACACTTTCCTATATGGCATCCTGAGATCGAAGACATACTGGTTCTAAAAAACAACAAAGGCACAGAGGACAACAGAGTGAGACGGATGGATTATTCTGTACAAATATCAAAACTGTTTTATGAAAGATTTATGAACGAAGAAGATATCAGCTTGATATCTCCACACATGGCACCAGGATTATACGAAGCATTTGGCACAGAAGAGTTTGATGACTTGTATTTAAAATACGAGCAAGACAAAACAATTCCAAAAAAAACTGTGCCAGCACAAGACTTGTTTTTTGATTTGCTTAAAGAAAGAGCTGAAACTGGTCGTATCTATATCATGAATATAGACCACGCGAATTCTCATAGTTCATTCAAAGACAAAGTGTCAATGTCAAACCTTTGCCAAGAGATCACATTGCCAACAACACCCATACAGCACATAGACGACGACAACGGTGAAATAGCACTATGTATTTTGTCGGCAATAAACGTGGGTGGCCTAAAAGATTTGAACGAGTTGGAAAATTTATGTGACCTCAGTGTGAGAGCACTGGATCAAATCATAGATTATCAAGATTATCCTGTGAAGGCGGCTGAGGTAAGCACAAAGAAAAGAAGGAGTTTAGGAATAGGTTATATCGGACTTGCACATTATCTTGCCAAGAACGGTGTTAAGTATTCAGATCCAAAGGCCTGGGAGTTAGTTGATAGATTATCCGAAGCGTTCCAATACAATTTGTTGAGAGCAAGTTGTAATCTTGCTGAAGAAAAAGGCAAATGTGAAATGTTTGATAGAACAAAATATGCTGATGGACAATTACCTATCGATCATTACAAAAAAGAGATAGACGAAATAGTGCCACACAAACAAAGAATGGCATGGGAGAGTCTAAGGAAAGATATTGCCAAAAATGGATTAAGACATTCAACATTATCAGCACAAATGCCGTCTGAAAGTTCTTCGGTTGTCAGCAACGAAACAAATGGCATAGAACCTCCAAGAGCACTGCTTTCGATTAAAAAATCCAAAAAAGGGCCACTAAAACAGATAGTTCCAGGCTTTCCTAAATTAAAGAATGATTACACACTGCTTTGGGACATGCCTAGCAACGAAGGTTATATTAATGTAGTTGCCATGATGCAGAAATATTTCGATCAAGCAATATCAGGAAATTGGAGTTATAACCCATTAAAATTTGAAAACAATGAGGTACCATTATCAGAAATGGCACAAGATATGTTAACAACTTACAAGTTTGGTTGGAAAACATCTTATTACCAAAACACTTATGACTTCAAAGGAGAAGAAGAAGATCTTCAACCGGCTGGCATAAGCACTGCCCAAGAGGATGAAGGAGAGGACGTGATACTAGAGCCTGAAAATCCAACATACGTAAATGGGGTAAATGGATCTCAGAAGATAAGTACAACCGCGGGCGAAGAAGGTGAGTGTGAAGCCTGTACAATTTAACAAAAATTATAAATTATGAGTAAGACTGTTTTTAACCAGAAGGATATCGATTTCACTAAACAACCAATGTTTTTTGGTGAAGATGGTGGTGTGCAAAGATATGACACTTTCAAATATCCTCAATTTGACAAGCTGAATCAAACAATGATAGGTTACTTTTGGAGACCGGAAGAGGTGTCTTTACAAAAAGATAGAGCAGACTTTCAAACTTTCAGACCAGAGCAAAAACACATATTCACATCTAACTTAAAATATCAAACACTGTTGGACAGTGTGCAAGGCAGAGGACCGAGCCTTATGTTCTTGCCATATGTTTCAAATCCAGAACTTGAAGGTTGCATTGTAACTTGGGATTTTTTTGAAGCAATACATTCACGTTCCTACACACATATCATGAAGAATGTTTACCCTGATCCAAGTGAAGTGTTTGACACAATTTTGAATGATAAAGAAATATTGAAAAGAGCAAAATCGGTCACAGGCGAGTATGACAAGTTTGGTAAGATGGCAGAAGACTATTTTGTAAAGGGCAAAGGCGAGATAATAGATTTGAAAAGGCAATTGTATCTTGCGATGATGACAGTAAATTTACTAGAAGGTTTGCGTTTTTACATTTCATTTGCTTGTACATTTGCATTTGGTGAACTAAAACTTATGGAAGGTTCTGCAAAAATTCTTTCTTTAATTGCAAGAGACGAGGCAACTCATCTTAATTTATCAACACATGTGTTGAAAGCATGGTACAAAGGTGATGATCCCGAGATGACAAAAGCAATAAAAGGAACTGAAAAAACTGTCATACAAATGTTCAAAGATTGTGTTGAAGAAGAAAAAGCATGGGCAAAACATTTGTTCAAAGATGGATCAATAATCGGACTCAACGAAAGATTGCTAGGTTCATATGTTGAATGGACGGCGAACAAACGATTAAGAGCATTGGGCTTTGATCCATTGTATGACGTACCAGCATCACAAAATCCACTTCCATGGACACAGCACTGGCTGTCTAGCAAAGGTATGCAGGTGGCTCCACAGGAGACAGAAGTAGAGTCGTACATTGTTGGTGGCATCAAACAAGATGTCAAAAAAGGCCAATTCAGTAAATTTAAACTTTAAAAATATTTAAAATATGGATAATAAGGATTACAAACCTGTTCATACCAATAAGGTAAAAGACAACACTTCTCCTTTCACAGGGGCCTTAGGTTGGTTGGACAATCGACTACCCATCTTTAGAATGTTCAAGCATGAATATCTTGACTTCCAGGTGCCAAAAAATCTAAACTATTTTTGGAGTTTCGGAGCCATACTTACATTTTGTTTGTTAGGACTCATAGCCACAGGATTGGTATTAGGTATGCACTACAAACCAAGTGTGGCCGAAGCATTCGATAGCGTTGAAAAGATAATGCGAGATGTAAATGGAGGTTGGCTGTTGAGGTACGCCCACATGAACCTGGCCTCATTCTTTTTCATTGCAGTGTACATTCATATGTTCCGCGGACTATACTTTGGCTCATACAAAGAACCAAGACAGCTGATGTGGATATTTGGAATAATAATCTACTTCCTAATGATGGCCACTGCTTTCCTAGGATATGTTCTACCATGGGGGCAGATGAGTTACTGGGGAGCAACCGTAATAACCAGTCTGTTTAGTGCCATACCCCTTGTGGGAGATTCTATTGTGACTTTACTATGGGGCGACTACGCAGTTGGCGACGCTTTCTTAAACAGGGCTTTTGTGTTACACTGGTTAATCGCATTCATCATTGTGGCGGTCGTAGTATTCCATGTAATTGCTTTACACATGACAGGATCGAATAATCCAACCGGTGTAGAGCCAAAGGATACAAGAGATACCGTATCGTTCCATCCTTATGTTACCGTTAAAGATCTCTACGCATTTTTAGTTTTTATTTTGATTTTCATGTTTTTCTTGTTTAACTTTCCAAACATACTAGGTCATCCAGACAACTACATCGAAGCCAATCCGTTGGTCACACCAGCTCACATAGTTCCTGAATGGTACTTCCTTCCTTGGTACGCTGTCCTAAGAGCTATCCCAGATAAACTTGGGGGAGTGATAGCTATGGTGTCCGCAATCGGAGTGATGGGACTTTTACCATGGCTGGATACATCGAAAATTAAATCTTCTATATATCGGCCAATCTGGAAACAATTCACTTGGTTCCTAGTAGGAGACTTCTTCTTACTGATGTATGTTGGTGCCATGCCGGCCGAAGGGCTTTGGATACTTTTGGGTAGGATCGGGACAGGCTACTGGTTTGCATACTTCCTAATACTGGCACCTGTGGTAGGTTGGCTTGAAAAGCCACGATTGATACCAGAGGCCATACATCTGCGTGATAAGAAATCATAGCTGTTTTTAGCTTCTATAAATAATCGTATGCCAGGTATATCAAGAAATATAATCGATAAAGCCTTGACAGGTCATGCCTGCACGAGGGCAATTGGTGTGAAAGCATCGCAGTTCCAAGTGTTTGCCAATGGAATAGCCATATTGAGGCCAGGGGACAGGCTGTTGCCACACACCATACTAAGGAAATGTGGCCCCACCTTTTGTTGTGTGCCTCATGCGGCGAAAGTCAAAAGAGGATCACCGAATGTCTTTATCAGGAACAAGCCAGTTGCAAGAGAAGGCGATAGTGCTGATTTTGGTAAGATGTTACGTGGATCACGAAATGTATTTGCCAACGGTGGCGGTGGTAGATTGTAATGGCTGTCAATAAAGGACTCAAATCACTATCGGAGTCTACTCCAAATTTTTCTAATCAAGGTTTAGAGAATGCAATTAATAATTTAAAAATAGGTTGGGTGGCAAAGTCAATCCAACTAGATACTGCCATTGAAGATAGCACTGTATTAACGAGTTCACAAAAAAACGATCTTAGAGATGACATAGATAATGTACCACACTTAAACATTGGTAGATATCTAGGAGAATTGGTCAGGCACACCAACACTATACTTGACGGTTCTATTATCCCAGGGAACCCAGACATCACTGGCACCCCGGAAGATCAAGGACAAGGTTCTTTCTTGGAGATTCTACAGCTTGTACAAAGTGTGCAATCTTTGATTCCAGAATTGCTTGGAGTAACACCTGGTGAGAAAAACAGATCTGTAAATGATCACCTAGGGTCTCTCAATAATATATTCTTAGATACAGAAGATAGCAGTCAACCTGTTTTCATAAGTCTACAAGAGGCAATAACATTTATCAATAATGCTGGCTTGGCCACAGATACCACATATCAATCAGCCATAGATGACCTTAAAAACTTTGTGGTTGGATTGACGGGTGACTCAACAGATTTTCAAACCAGTTTGGATAACAGAGCCACAACTTTAGCCACAGCACAGACAAATTTTAATAATGCCCTGGCATCCGAACCTTACCTCACAAAGAGAACACAACTTGTCAATAATAGGGAGAGTATAGTAACACAAAAGAATCTTGAAAGTTCAAACATATCAAACTTGAGAACTTTTACTGAAGATTTAGCAGACAACCAGGCATTCACCGCCCTGGCAGAGGATCCCGCTCTTAGACAATTAATGGCGAGGGTGGCTCAAAATGAAAATTGGCAAAATTATTTCAATGACTATGAAGCCAATCAAGAACAACTTAATCCAATATATACAACGGAGTCTGACTCTGATAAGTCAAGCGTCATCGATGCAGTTTTGGCCAGTAGGGGCCTGCCCGATGTTTTAGATCACACCGACTTGGATGCGGTGGCTGGAAAAGCCAAAAAGGATGACAGGATCGACACAAAAGGTTTTGATTTTTTGTTTGTTGAAAGTATTATCACCAAATGCTGTGAACAACTGGGCCTCAGCACAAGAGGCAGTATCATAAACCAAAGTCGTAGACTGCTTAATAATCTCGATGAGAGAGACAGAGAAATAGTGTCGCTCGAATTAGATCAAAACGAATCAAACAGCACTATCAGTTAAATTTAGTTATATGCCCCACTTCTGTTGCAAGGCAGGGGCCGCCCCTGAGATCATTGGTTATTACGCCGCTAATCTCAATCCGGATATACCAACCGTTAGGTCAGCAAATCCTAATGCTCTTTTGTTTGCATTTAAAAACTGGCCGTTACCTCGTTCCAACTGGACAAACTCCACATTTCTTTACACGCCCGTCGATCCTAGTTCACCCCCGGAAGGGATTACATAAGCCACCAAGTAATAAATTGGTGGAGGTGGTCGGTACTGCCCCGACGTCCGCAACGTTTATTCCAAATGTATCAACGTCTGCGTCATATTTAAGCATAGACTTGACCTTTTGTCAATCTTGTGCTAAATTAAAATATATGCCAAAAAATAGAATTTTCAAATTTAATGACGGGACAGAGACCAAAGAGGTTGAAGCTCTTTCTTTCAAGAAGGCCGTGAAGTCATTTCAGGGCAGTTCTAAGGCCAAGATGGTAACTATTGAGTGGACGACGAAGAATGGGGAGGTCTACGTCAAAGACCAACTATTACCATTAGGTAGAAAGAAAAAGCTAGGAAGATAATGAGAATTAGTCACAACCCGTTAGTCAGATTAATCGTAAAACTGAGAATGGCCTGGGCAGACTGGCGTGGACATCACGGCAAGGTCTGGGACTACGAGCCTGGTGAGTACTATATGGGCCGTCACAAAGGCCATAGAGATCACGAGAAAAGACACGGAATAAAGTAGTCCAAATCACATAGCACATAACTTATAGTAGCATAACTGGCTCTACTCAATGATATTAAATATTAATGTCAAGGGGTAAGTCAATGTTTAAATGGGCACAAAAAAGAACCAATTATTGGTCTAATATACGAAAGAAGGCACCTAAAGTTCCTGATATCACGTGTCCTGACATTGACCAAATACTGACTATTTGTGAGAAGGCAATTGATAAAAGACTAACAGAGGCAAAGTTTAAAAGAATTGAACGCATAATGGAAAAACTAAGAAAAAACAATGAATTACTGCGTGAGTCAGGTGTGTACTGGCACAATTCATGCAAAGAAACTGTAAGAGATTTATTAGGAAAGAAAAAAACGAGGTAAGCAAATGTGGAAAGTAATTATAGTGGTGTGTACTCTAGGAAACCCATGTGTGGTAATGCAGGAAGACCCTATAAAATATTATAATAACAAAAGCGAATGCATGGCAAATGCTTCGGCGAAACATAGCAGAATACTTGAATCTTTCTCTGTGTACGGATATCAAATAGAAAAATCTGACTTCACCTGTGAGCAGATTCCAAATGCGATCTAAAACATGAAATGGTTCCTAGTTGTATATTTCCTGGTAGGCACAGAATGGCACACAGCGGAGAGCTTAGATAGAGAAGGCTGGTATCGTGTTAAACACCCTGATGCTGAATCATGCATCCAGGCCCAGTGGGAGTTCACATCAATTACCAACACAGACGCAATCCGTGCCAGTTGTGAATTGCATTAGATTGACATTTTCATTTTCCTATATTATACTAGTATAGTATTTTTAGATTTAGCCTATTGTTGGCATGTTCTAACGATACAGCATATTAACTATAGGAGATTGTATGAGCAAGGTAAAAATGCTTCTTGACGTTGTCGACGAGGTTAAAAAAGAAGCACCACAAGATGTACCAAACTGGACAAGCAAATTAGCAGAAGCAAAAGTAAATTTACAGAATCAAATAGCAAAAGGTAGGTTGTTACCCAAGGGAGTTGAGGATCATCCATTAGAGCACTTTGCGTTCAACTATTCGGTGCAACGTGACGTGAGGGCAGGACATGTGATGAACATCATGAAGAAATTTGACCCACGTGTGTGTTGTCCTGTATCAGCGGTCAAAAGGTCAGACGGAGAGACACTATACATATTTGACGGACAACATCGAGCAGTGGCTCTTGCATTGCTTGGTTGGAAAAAGATACCAGTCACAATAGTAGAAACAGACGAGCCGGCCTTTGACGCCGAAGCATTTGAGATAGTGAATGACTCTGGCATACTGAGAGCAGGCACGGAAGAGATTCATAGATGTCTATTGCATAGATACAAAATGGGAGAAACAGAAACAGAAAGAGTTGTAACTGCACATTTGGTGCAACAGGTGTTTGACACTTGTGAAATAGATCTTGAGCCTAAACGTGTTAGGAAGAGTCCGGGCAAATGCGGTCCTAACAAACACTATTTCTCACACTTTGATTATGCATACAAAGGCATAAAGATGGCTGGGCCTGTTGGATTGACCGACGCCCTTGTGTCGATAAAGAACGTATATGGAGAAGAAGAAGGTGGTGAGATCAACCAAGGATTGTTTATAGGTCTAATGAAGCAATATCAGATGGGACAGGAAGCCAAACGTCTTAAAAGATTGCCAAATGATTGGATGACAAAGATGCTTGAGACTGCCAAGAAAGTTTGTCCGAGTGCCACCCTAATACATACGGCCACCAAGAAACAATGGCAACACGCAAACGGCGTTGGCTGGGACGCACCAGTGGCGATGGCCCACATGTTAAGAGAGGTTTACCTGATGGAGGATGGCACGTTCGAGCCAAGCTATATGCCAAATGTTACATTGAAACTTGAGGACGGCGATATCGCGAGTGACTCAGAAGCTCAGACCGCCTTTAACAAATATGTCAAATAAACTTTGTTATTACAGATGTTTTGTGACTAAGAAGAATAAAACAGAGGAATTATGGTTATGGGGTAGTTGGAAAGAGATACAGGCAGAAGTTTTAGAGCACTATGATGAAGGAGCCGATGCTGTTGAATTAGAGATGATTAACAAGGAACAATTTTATGAAACACTTGCAAGACCTTAACAACTTACCTGAAATAAGTTTCAAAAGTAAACAGCGGCCTGCACTGGAGGAATTGGCAAACTACGTAGATAGGATGAAGCAGGATCTGTTTGATGATAGATGGAGCCAGGCTACAAAAAAACACATAAAAACTTCACTGGTTCTGTACATAAGATCTATGCAGAAACAATTGGCGCCAATGGGATATCATTACAAAGCAGTTGACATGCAGGGCAAACAACATCTTGAACATGTCATTCCACAAAACAAGATTATCACCGCATATCTACACGACAAGATATCTAGTCGTTGGGTGTTACAGATGCCTCTATGTCTAATAGATGACGATGACAAACACATACTTGAAGGTGACTGGCAACTATCGGGAAATTGGGAATATCCATTCCGCAGATACAAGAACGCAGGATTTACCAAAACAATCAAAGATGTCAAAGGTAACGTTATCGACCTAGAAACCTACACAATATGGAAACATTTTCAGATGTTGGGTGTGCAGGTTGACCAATAACCAAATTTCATATATAATGGTAACATCATGACAGCATTGAGGTTCAAGTGTGTATTACTCATTTGTAATCTTATTTTTACCCGTTTAGGGCTGATGCATTTTAGATGCGGAGGTTGTGACAGGCTAAACCGCGAGAATACATCTACTTACCTCAGTGTTGTTTTAGAATTATGAGTAAAAAATCAAAAGAATTATTAGACAATCTTAGCAAGATAACAGAGAAACCTCAAAGCAGATTTCAAAGGGACATATTCCACTCCTACACAAATATGTTCTACACGTCCATGCCCGAAGACATCCATAAGTTACCTAAAAAGTACGACAAGGCAAAACGTAAAAAGGACGAGGATGGTGAGGAATACATTATGATCGACAGGATCTATGGTAGTATATTCAAAGGTGGCGAAAGATTGGTACAAGCAGATGGCACAGTGTACACAGGCAAATTATATTCGAAAAGAAGATTAGTAACGAGCAAAGATGCTATCACCAAAGAAAAGAAAAACTTTTATAGTCCTTGCAGGGTGACTGCGGATGGCAGATGGTTCGACAATGCAGGTATGCCCATAGAAGCTCCTGAGAAATTAGAGCCAGAGAAAGTTAAGTCAGCGGAAGAGATCGAAGAAGAACAACAGGCCAAAGCCGATATAGCCAAACGTAAGGAAGCAGAAATATTGGCCAATCTTAAATGACACCTTTAGCAAAACAATTTTTACCAAGCAAAAAAAGATTATTGAATAATGCTTTTCAAATGATGACTTCTGCAGAAGATCCATGGTTTAAAAAATACTGGACAAAAGTTTATGTCCATCTCTGTAAACAATATAATAATTTAAACTAAATATCATTGTAGCGCCACTATCAGTGACGCCGGCAAAAAAACCGACTTCTATGTCTTAAATGCGTGAGCCGGGCCGTGTGCGAATTTCTCGCTAACAAATATCAAGAGCAGTGTAGTATTAGGGACAGCATTTGACTCCTGCTGATTTCTATGCTACACTGGCATTTATGATGGAACTAATCAACCCTGCAATAATTGGAATACTGGCTGGCTTGATCAGTGGATGTATACCAGGCATCGGAAACTTTGCCGCATTGTTGATCATTTTCCCATATCTTATTCATCTAGAACCTTTGCAAATAATTGTTCTATACACAGCACTTACAACAATATCACAATACATTGGGAGTATACCTGCAATTACATTTGGAATACCTGGCGAGTCTTCGTCCGTACCTGCCGTTATTGAATCAAGGAATTTGAAGAGTCCGCAACAAATATATCAGGCGATAGTAGGAAGTGCAATTGGATCCACATTTGGCGGCGTAATAGTTTTGGCATTAACTTGGTTGTTACTGGATTGGTTGATATATACCGTGCATTTCTTCAACACTCTCGTGCAGTTTTCTTTATACTGTATTGTGCTTGGTGCCATGGTTTTTATATTCAAAGAAAACAAATACTGGGTAAACATATTGCTTATCATAACGGGTTTTGCAATAGGATTGATAGGATATGAAAAATGGACACAGACCAAAATTTTAACATTCGACAGTCATCTTTTGTATCAAGGATTTCCCATGATAGTAGTTGTCATAATTCTATTAGGATTACCAGAAGTTTTAAAAAATTATTCAACCAAAGTGAATTACAAAACATTAGATTACAAACCTAGTAAGGTCAATTTCAATTGGGTAACCAGCAGTTGGTATAGTATGCTTGGATTTATGGGAGGACTTGCTCCGGGGCTTACCACAACAATGTCTAGCCAACTTGCATGGGTGGATGCTAAAAGCAGGGAAACCACGCCTGTGCAAAGAATAGTTGCATCAGAGACCGCAAACAATGCCGGCGCATTCAGTCACCTACTTCCATTGTTGCTTTTGGGAATACCATTAGCCGGCAGTGAGGCATTAGTATTAGGCCTTGTCGAATCAAAAGGATTCAGGCTTGACACGACAACATTCAATGATATCTTTGTTGTGGTAGGTGTTAGCCTCGTATTCTTGAACATAGTGGGCCTTTGCCTTGCATGGCCTCTAGCCAAACACATTATAAAACTATTTCAACTGAACATTAAATTAATGTACACTTCAATATTGATTGGCTTTGTTGGAGTTATTGTTTGGGTAGGATATCTCAACTATCAAACCTTATATTATGTCTTAGTGGCACTTGCACTTTTACCTTTGGCTTTTATTGTACGCAAGTTAGATACCATGCCTCTTATATTTGCTTTTCTAGTGCATGATAGAATGATCGATGCCGCAAACAGACTGATCAGTTTATATTGGTAATAAATATTAATTGGAGTCAAGTTATAATAATTGTCAGACTTGACCTTTCATTTCTTTTCAATTATTATTATATTTTAACGTTAATATAAAGGAAAAAAATGAGAAAAATAATACTAACATTAATATTTTCTTGTCTCTTCGTGTCAAACTCATTTGCCAAAGAGTCACTGACAATATTAAATGCAGGATCAAAGACAGGTTCGTTTGCCATGCAGATGACGGCTGTGTCTAAAGATCTGCAAAAATACTACAACATAGACCTTAAAATTCCTGGCGATTACTGCACCGCTGTGCAGATGCTGAAAAGTATTAAGGGTCCTGTGCTTATGCCATGGGCTAATGACTTTGAAGCAGTAGGCAGGGATGGAAGTGGCTGTGCAACATTTGAAGTGAAACCAGAGCAGGTTGTTAGATATGACAGTACAGTGATGAGCTTGTGTTCGATAAACTACGATGCTGATTCGATCATGAAAAACACTCACACAGTCGGGCATACCACACCAGTCAAACCTTTCAGCAGAGCTGTGTTGGCACTCAAGGAATCATTTGGAGCAAAAGTAAAACCTATTGCTTATGATGGATCAGGGGCAACTAAAACTGGATTATATAACGGCGAAATTGATTACGCATTGGTGTCGATTAAACACGGCAGAGATATAATCAAAAACGGTGGAAGTTGTTTCTATGAGTATAGTGCTAATAAAGATTCGGACCTGATACCGTTGGCAACAATGGATCCAAGCAACACACTTTTGATTGCTGGATATGATGCAGTTTGGTTGGCGTTAAACATGACCGCTGACGAAGTTGCAACCTTGAGGTCAAGAATAAAAGACGTACACATGGATTCAGCAAGTGCCATGTACGAATATACTCAAGGCGGCAAAGTACTGAATGTAATGTGGGATCTTACACCTAGTCAAATCACCACGCAGTGGGAGACAAGTGTTAAGAACTTGCAAGAGTAATGTCGCATGGAGATCGTATAGATTATAAGAAAAAATACGAGCAAGTCAAAACCGTAGGAGATTGGTTGCAGTTGTTGAAAGACCCTGCATTCAACTGGACAGAGTGCATGTTGGCTCTGTCCAACTACAAGCCTGGCGATTACACCTTTGAAAAAATAGGTGAGGTTGGTGGCGACTGGAGTTTCAGCACTGACCATTTATCCCTCAAGGCCTCTGAAAAACTAGAAGGTAACCAGAACGTAGACATAAGTGAAATAGCACTACTAAAGGCCAATAACTTCGACTATGGTTATAAGGAATATCGTGGAGATGAGTTGGCAAATAGGATAGCCGAGGCATTGGGTTTCACGGATTACAAAGTGGCAATTAATGTCCAAGAGCCCGGCAGTATGAAAAATCTCCATTGCGACTCACTCAACGGCTGGTACAAGGACATTGAAAAATTGAGTGCCCTACCCTTAGATAAAAAACTAAAACAACCAAAAGGTATGCAAAACCTACATCGTATATTTGTAGCATTGACAGATTGGCAACCTGGATGGATGTGGCAGTTTGGAACAGATCATTGGTGTAACTGGAAAAAAGGTGATGTTATAAAATTTGATTGGCGAAATGTACCACACTCTACGGCCAACGCTGGTTATTCGGCAAGATCTATACTTAAAATCACAGGAACCAGTGACTTTGTAGAAAAAAACAAAAACTTTAATATAGCCATATAAATACTAGCGGAGTCAAAACCTTAAGGAGAAACAAACTATGTACAAGTTTGAAACCAAGACAAATGAAGACGGCGTGATTGAAAACGTTATCAATCATCAACCAGAAGGATGGAATCCTTCTACTGGTATCTATGCTTCTTCATACATTTTCCAAGGAGACTGGGAAGATGAACTGAAGGCTCTAAACTTCACAAAGAGAGGAAAAGGCTTTAAGGAAGTTGAGAAAGTTGACGCAATGAAAGGCCAAGACACTCAATACCTTTACAACTCTTTTAGAAGTGCAGATGGTAAAGATACCACACACGACCAACTACAAGACTTCTGGAAAGAAGAAAATCCAGCAGACTATCAAGACACTAATTCTAAACTTTCTTCGCCACAACTGGCCGCAATATGTGACTGGTTTCAGTGTGAAAAAACGAGGATTAGAATCTTCCAACAACAACCAGGCGCTTACATGCAGATGCACACTGACTTTGACAATCAACGTGGCACTAAACACGGCGAGACTCTAAGAATATTCGTGCAACTGACTGATCAACCAGGTGGTGCTTGGTACAGATTTAAAACTGCTGATTCAGAAGTAAGCATTAATCTACAGAAAGGACAGTTTTTGATTTTCAATCCGGATCACACCGGACACCAAACTCAAAACTTGACTGATGTTCCAAGAAATGCTTTCATGTTAGTCGTAAAAAGAAATGCATGGTTAGACAATATCACTAAGAACGAAACCATGACTTTCATTGATACCAAAGAACTAGCAGACAAAGTAAAAGTTGCTTAATTAAAACTTTACAAATCTATAGCGATACTTTATAATATCGCTATAGGTTAATTTAAATGCTAGATTACGCAAAAAAGAAATGGAATGAAATATCCAAGGTAAGAGATTTTCTGGCCTTTTTGGAAGATCCAAAGGTCAATGTTACAGAGTTTATGAATACCTTGGTGGACCCAACCAAAAGTGGTTTCTGGGTGGGTGCTCATGTCGACTTTGATATTGACGTAGATAAAATCATATCCAACAAACCTGAAATAAGCCACACGGAAATATCTAACACAACACGTACGGCCAGTGAAATTGAGCATCATAACAAGTATAACTTTACCAACGGCTACGACAGGCATAGACCTTCACCCGAACTTCTAAAGATAGCATCTGCATTGGGATTCAACTCAAGTCCTAGTTGCCATATAAACAATCAACTACCAGGCACACTCATGCATAGGCACATAGATTTTGTGTCTTGTTATACCTATGAACAAGGAAGTGAGTCGGATTTCTTAGACAGAGATTATGATAAGCAAAGAAGACAACCAAAAGATCAGAAAGATATTTGGAGATGCTTCGTTGCCTTAGACGATTGGCATCCTGGGCAGATTGTAAATTTCGAGCCTGGTTTTTGGACCAAGTGGAAGAAAGGAGATGTGCTTTTCTTTGACTGGAGAAACACTCCGCATAGCACAGCGAACTGTGGCATAAACAATAGGCCGTTGTTGAAAATTACAGGAATGGTGGACGATGACTCTTACATACTCGAGTCGAAGCAAAATGGATCAATTAAAAAAATAACAGTATAGATTGATGCCGGCAAAAATATCATTTACAGGACGAAAAAGTCAAATCGGTGAGTACTTCAAGGGCGATTATAATTTTATTTCATACGACCTTATGGACGAAGACACTTGGACGCCTTTATTGGATAGTGATTACATTTTTTTGTTGTTGCCGAAAAATAAACACACGCTCTCGGCTGTTAAGCAATTTGTCCTCAAAGCAATGGACTCTAACATAAAACACATTATCAAAATAGGTAGCCTAGGGCCATGGAGGTTGGTACACAATCAAATAGATAGTTTCATGCTAGAAAGCGGCATACCTTACACCAGTTTTGATATTGCTCCATTAATGAATAATATATTCACTGAGCAGTATATAAGTGATGATAAAAAATTATTAGATTATAGAAAAAATGCGCCTGCGCCTTACCTTGATCCAGTTTGTTTGTCGTCTGCTATCGAACAATGTATCGGCCGCAAAGAACATTACAATAAAAATTACAAATGCACAGGAGACATGCAATACACAATTACAGAGATCAAGGATATCTTAATTGCAAAAGGATACCCTGTAAATTACATCGAACACACAACCAATAATCGAATTCATAAATTGGTGGATGGCGATCCAGACACAATCATGATGGATCATATTGGAAATCGCTACAAAACAGAAGGCTGGTATCCACCTTTATCTTCCGACCTTAAGAATCATTTTAAAACACAAAGCAGAACATTTGAGCAGTTTATTGATCAGGACAGAAATATTTTCGAGCGACGTTTTATCAATGACAGAGATCTGTGATATATGAAATTTTATTACACTGTTGGACAAAAAAAGTTCTATAACAAACTTGAGGCCATAAAAGAAAATCTACACACAGGCAATCCTATAAGATTCGTAACTCCCTATGATGACGGTGATTTTTCTGTTGAGCCGCAGGCAACATTACAAGAGCTTATGACAGATCATCTTAGAGAACTAAGAAATATGTATAAAGAACTAAAGTTATATTACTCGGGTGGTTCCGACAGTCATTTTATACTAGCAAACATCTTATCAAACAATATTCATGTTGATGAGATTGTGTGCTTGAAAAGTGGAATACCTGGAGCAGACTACGAGATAGAAAAGTATGCAGAGCCTTTTTTAAAGAAACATGGTGATAAACTTCGCAATACCAAAATATCTATAAAAACACTATCTATTGACGATTATCGTCAGTATTACAAGCAAGGAGTAACTAAGGAAAAAATAAAATCAGGTGCTGTTGGCATTCACAACTATTTCAGATTGTTTTGGCCTTTGGATATTTTTGGACAAGAATTTAGACAGGACGTGCTACACATCACAGGCGCAGAGAAACCTGAAAAAAATATTATCAAGCATGGAGATCATTACTACATGTATCTTATAGATCTTGATCTGGAACCACACATTAACAATTATCAATTTTATAGCTGTGATAAAAAAATACAAAGTAAAGAGGCACACAGGGTTTTGAAAAATTATAAAACAAGTGAGGACACTTCCCTAAAGAGATCTACACCAGGGCAATTATCTCCACCAAAAAACCTTTTTCTCGAAGAAGGCACTAATCACATAGTATACAAAGGAATCAAATTGTACTATCATAATGAAAAAGAAAAAGTGGCTTTACAATGGAGCAGTGAACATGCTCCAGATCTCCTACAATTATGGCACGAACATTTAGAACAATTGAAAGACTTCACCGAAAACAAGTGGTGGAACCATGGACGTCCTGAAATGAGTTCGGTTGGCGTGTTAAGTAATTTCTACTGTCTAACCAAAAATGATGTTAAAACAGTTGACGATTTATTTCCACATGGCTTTAAAAAGTCAATAAAATAGCGGCTTTTTGCCCAGTTGACGGAAATACCATTACCTGTTATACTAACGGTAATTTAGGAGGAACAATTATGTATAAATGTTCAGTAAAAGCACAATTGGTTGTTGATCAGGTTAGGGCAAGATGTCAGTCTGATACACAAACAAACAACAAGTGGACTGGTAGATCTGGAAACTATATGTATATCATGGGAAGAGAGAACGCCGATGGTAAAGCAACAGGTGTTGTTCATAAGATTGCAGAAGACGGTACACATAAACTTTGTGGATCTTTCAAGATAATGAGTGATGGTTTGATCACTAGATTTACAGGTTTATCGAAAGCAGATTGGAATAATTTTATGAATTCGGCAGAAGCTGAATACAAAAACAAATATTCGGAGACTGCTACAACAGAACCAACAGCAGAAAAAGTTGCTGTTTAAATTAGAGGTGCGTGTGTGTTCGCAAGTTTAGGCAATAGTTCCGCGGCACACACCACACAATAATATGGTGAAACAAGATACAAAAAAACCAAGCATTATAAAATGGGTACTTGCCACAATAATTGCGGTTGGAATCACAATAGGTGGTGCGTTCGTTGGTGGTACATTTTACCCTAACACATGGACCATTGAAAAACTTGAAGATCAATTTCATAAAAAAGAACTAAGTGAAGTTCACCTTTTGGGTCTACAGGAGCCTGAATTCGAATATGTAGATAAACAAACATTTTTGGAGTCTACTAAGAAATGTGTACAATACTTAAATTATACAACAGATAGATTGAGCAGGGTGCCCACAAGCATTATTATTGCAATGGCAGGTGTTGAGTCAGGCTGGGGTACCAGCAGATTTGCAAAAGAAGGTAATGCACTTTTTGGAGTAAGGACATGGGACCTAAAAAATGTTGAGCACATGAAAGCAAAAGGTAACATGGATGCACCATGGGGTGTAAAGAAATATCTGACTAAATGCAAGTCAGTTAAGGATATGATTGATATTTTAAACCGACATCCTGCATATGAAGAATTTCGAAAAGAAAGAGAAAAACAAATAGACACTGGTAAATGGGACTATAGGGCCCTAATGATAAGAATGAGTGCCTGGAGCACCAATCCTGAATACGCAGAAATAATACTTCAAGCGATAGTTGACAATAAACTGCCTTAAATATATACTTTAAGAATGGGATTTATTCAATTGAAACTACCAAAAAGAATAAAACATAAAATAGAGAATTCAAAAAGAAATCGTGAGGCACAGGCAAACCATGAAGAATGGCTACAGGATCAAGGCCTCGACAATTATACCCTAAAGCAGAAGGCAAAAAAATTCAAAGGCTACGAGTTTCCTGATCTAGCCCCCAAGGATCCCGACTATCCAAAAACATCTGACAAAATTCCTGTTGGGACAGGCAAGAAGAAAAAGGAGCAACACTATTCAGGTGAAAGAAAACTGGTGGGTATTGGATTGATGCACAAGAGTAACCTTGTGCCGATATTCGCAGACGATGACGACGAAAAGGGTAGGAAAGCCGCCACAGAAATAACCTTGATGAAAGGCAACAAATAAGTATGTGCCTATGGCACGTATTGGTAGAAAATCAACTCTAGAATGGATCAAAGAGGATTATAAGTCTAATCCTGTAAGATTTTGTTGTGAAGTTATTGGAATGATCTCCAACCTAATTGCATCTTTGATATTGATGTGGTACTCACCAAATCCTCCTATGTTCATTGCTTATATATTTTTCTTAATCGCAACAATCTTTCTTATGTATGGTGCATGGAGCCGTAAGAGTTTTGGCTTCACCGTAATGTATTTGGTATATTTGGGCATTGACGGCATAGGATTTATCAAAACCATACTATAAAACCTAATAAAATCAACACTTTTTTTAAGACCAACTGCGGTTGACGTATTTGGAAAATATGCTATAATTTTTGTATGATTAGATTAATAATATTGTTTGCAATCTTTCTTGCAGTATACCCGATGATAGGAGATGGCTATGCACAATTCAGCGAAGACTTCAATGTTGATAGTGTGTTTAATGTTGTCTCGCATTTAATCGCATCGCTGTCAGAATTGGTTGACAAACTACAAGGATAAGGAAAAAAATGAAACACTTGAATAAACTTATACTTGTTATCGTTGCTGGACTTATGTTGGCACAATGTACGACATACAAGGTAAAATCTGATTTGAGCAAGGGCTCGGTTGTTAACAAAACACCCAAGTGGTATGTAAAGTACGACAGAGAAACTATGTTCAAATACTCAGAGGCGGCGACAGCAGTATCGCCTGACATGGAGTTGGCAGTCAAAAAGGCTGTGCTTCTTGCCAAGGCAAAACTTGTTGACAGAGTTGTTGGTGAAATGAATAATACTACTATCATCAACAAGGTTGAACAAGGCACTAATGAGAAAATGACGATTGCTGGTAATTCGCAAGACACTATTAATAATGTTATTGCTGATTCTGTAGCAAAAGGTTATGAGGTTGTAAAATCTGAAATTTACACTACAAAACACAAAAGTTACAGAGCATACATTCTCATAGAGATAAAGAAAAAAGATATAGAAAATCTCTAGGCCATGCGTAATAAAACAATTTATTATTTTATTGGCCTAGTGATGGTGATGATATTTTTGATATTTTTCGCAATAGGCTCTTCTGCACAAGCAGGTGGTCCTTGGCACGATCAATATTGTGATGTGGAGGTCACCAAGATAAAAGTTGTTAACGAAAGCGGTGAGGTTATTGAAAACCGTACAGAAGAGAAACTGGTATGTGAAGATGGAGTCAAGGACTTCTTACACGGATTTGGGATTGCAGATAGTTGTGAAATTTACACATGGGTGATGCCAATCGGCAACGAGCTTCTCGAACAGAGATCAATCGCTTGTAAAAAAATGGATGGTGGATATGAAATTGTTAAAGGTTATCACAATATCAATTAGTTTAATTCTATTTTCTACGCAGTTATTCGCTGGCTCTTTCCCAAAAGAACAGGATGATAGCCTTGGTAATATGCCAAGCCCAATTTGGTTGGGTGATGATCTCAAATATAGTATGCCGGCTTTTTTGTGGCGTCACACACAATATATGGGATATAGACTAAACAAAAAAGAAAAAATGCAACATCAAAGTGCAGTATTCTTCATGCTTAATAATGCTAAAAACGGCGAAGTTGTGAGTTGGTATAGCGACAAAAGACTGGCAGGAGGCAAGGTCCGAGTTATTCATTCGTACCCAATTTCGGGCGGTTATTGCCGTACATATCAAGCCTACATTAAAGTAAAGACTAAATCAAAGCACACTACCAACAATGCCTGCAAATATATAGGTTCACCAAGTTGGTCCTTTTATAAATAATTCTACTAAATAAGTACATTAAACAAAGGAATTACAAATGGCAGTAGTAGAACCAAAATCAATGGCAGTATCATTAGCAACGCCAAAGAGCAGAATGTTCACGGTAGACATAGCAATGTCTGGATTTACAGATGCTGAAACAACAGCAGGTGGAAGACTTTCACCATGTCACGCAGATGACTTCGCAACAAAACCAACTACACTAGCACAATCACTGTTAGTATCAAGAGGTTTACTAAGGTTCAAATTAATGATGAACAACTTGCAAATCAGAGCAAATTGTCAAATAGCGAACATTGTTACAACATACGCCAGCGATGAAGGTGATTCTCCTATCACAGATCTAAACTTTACTTTGATCTATGAACACGCAGATTTTGTACCTACTACAGGTTCAACTATTGACGGATCAACTTCTACAACAACAAGAGCACTTTTTATCCAAGACAAGATAGCAGAAGCACTTACAACTACACACACTGAGAAAATGAGTGTGCATAATCCAACTTCGGGTGCGGGACTTATATCAGACATAGAGGTTACGGTTGCTCCGGTGCTATCTGGAAACGAAGGTGAGATTGTTGAAGCGATCACGGTAACAGAAGTGACAACGTTCACACCAAACACTGCTAATCAAACTCCAACTGATTCAGCATTAACATACTCCGCAGAGTAATTTACCAAATAATCCAATAGCACATTATTTGGCTAGAGGCTATTGTTAAATATATCTACAATGATGATGCCAATTCTAACCCTTCTATCAGCATTATCCATATCTGGAGTGGCTATATTCTATTCCGTTATTGGACTTGCTACGATATTTCCAGGTGCCTTCTGGCCAGTGGTGATAATGGGATCAGTCTTAGAGATCGGCAAACTGATCACAGCCTCTTGGGTGTATCGTAACTGGAAGTTCACACCAGTATTACTAAAGACCTATCTAACCATAGCTGTGGTTATACTTTCTTTGATCACGTCCATGGGTATTTTTGGATTCCTATCCAAGGCACACCTAGAACAAAACCTTGCAGAAGATACAGTTACCCAAAGGATAGAAATCATAAATGACAAGATCGAAAGCGAAGAAACATACATCAAAAGACAAACTCTCATCATAGAAAGAGCTGAAAAGAATTTAACTGTTGTTGTAAACAACAATTCAGGTGCCATAGACATAGAGAAAGACAATATCAAAGCAGTAGAAGACAAATTCAAAACACTACTTGCAGTCGAGACCAACACAATCAAAAATTTAAGTGATAGATTGACTGTGCTTGATAAGGATGTCAGCGATGTTTTGACTTCGAATAAATCTTTCTTCAATGAAGAAAAAGCGGCCGCAGAACTGAAGGCCTCCCAAAAAGCAGAACGTGATCAGATCAATAAAGGCATCAATGATGCACAAGACAGGATCAACCAACTAAAAGAAGATTATGCGATAGACACTGCCGTTATTCAAAAAAGAATCGAAAAGCTAAGAAGCAGTGATGTCGATGACAAATCTGGTGTGGAGGCAAAAATTGAAATAGCAGAAGCAAACATTTTGAAAGCACAGAACAATATCGATGATTTGATCATTGACAGAGAACCATTACAGGCTAAAATGATTAAATTGGAGGCAGAGGTTGGCCCTGTAAAATACATCGCCGCTTTGGCAGTTGACTGGGGGATCACTGAAAAAGTCGATACATCAGAAGCAGTGAGATGGATAATATTGATAATAATATTTGTTTTCGACCCTTTAGCGGTGTTGTTATTGATTGCGGCCAATCAGAGTCTTGTAAAACGTTTTCCGGTCAAAGCACCTAAACCACAAGAAATAGTTGATCTGGAGAAACCAGACGAAGAAGATGTAACTTTAAAATGGAATGAAATGATGGGCAAGACAAATGCCCAACAAAAAATGGACAAAGCCACGGAGCAACTTAAGGATTGGAAAGAAAAATTAGATGCTTTCAATAGCAAGATCGAAAAGCCCGAAGACAAGCCAGTTGAAATTATACAGCAAGATGATGCCGAACAAAAAGTGCCGCACATAGACCTGAAAAGCTCTAAGGTCAAAAATGAAGTCAAAGATGGTTTTGATCCTGAAGAGGTTGAAGGTTATTTTGAATTCAATAAAAATTACGAAAATAAAGATGACGAAAGATTAAAACCAGACTTAACTGAGGTTGTCGTAACAGATGTTGGAGTCAAAGATCCAGCGGAAACAACTGTAGAAGAAGCTTTGAAGATGACCGAAACGAAAAGTGTAGAGACGCCTATCAAAAAGGCCGAAACTGGTAGAATAGGTGCGAGACCCGTGAATAAGAAAGGTAAGGTTGTTGAGCCCCCAAAGCAGATACTGAGTAATTGGCAAAGAGCCGAATTACTCGACAACTTCCATAAGCAACATGGCAACTTCGAAGACGTTACAGACTATGTTCAAAACGAAGAACAGGATGATGATACCATTTGGAACAAAACCAAATCGGAAACCATTGACTTTAAAATCGAAGATGTCAAAGATAAATTTACCAAATACAAGACCAGAATAACAACTGATACAGACTACCACTCAAGAATCGAACAAAGGATTAACGAACTAATAACTAAATTAGAAAGCGGTGAGGTTGAACTAAAAGATTTGACTAAAGAAGACCAAAAAGTTATAATTGATATACTAAACCAAATAAACTAAGGAAAAAATTTATGTCCATGGGATTGAAAGTTTTTGATACGCTAGGAACGATCACAGTGGTTACTCCACCATCGATGTTGAATCCACACAAAATAAGTTTCTGTCTAATCAACCTAAAGGAAGAACAAAAAAATCAATTTGCAACACAACTAAACAAATTATTTCCAAACGATAACATCACTGTGTTCATATATGAATCCAGCGGCGACGGCCCATGGATCAAACAGGCCACTATGAAATCCAAATTTATTGTGGCTGATAAAAAGGATCTACCTCCTTTCGTAGAAGAACTTTTAAGTGATGACAAAACGTATGAAGTGAATGGCGAGCGAAGTGTTGAACAGGTATTCACCAAAATAAAGGAAACTCTTGTATAATGCCTGAAGAAAATATGACATGTTCTTTTTGCAGTAAGTCCAGAAAAGATGTCACAAAAATGATCGTGGGCGCCACAAAGGTGGCCATTTGTAACGAATGTGTAAAACTTTGTGTTGAAATATTAGATGAAGATATTGTAAAAAGTCGTAAGGAAAAGTTGTATTCTGGTGACAAAGAAATACTTAACCCTGTTACCATTAAGGAACATTTAGATCAATATGTCATTGGGCAAGAACAGGCCAAGACGGTAATGAGTGTTGCAGTTGCCAATCACTACAAGAGAATTACACAGCCACCAACAGACTTTGAATTAGACAAATCAAACGTCTTGTTATTAGGAGCCACAGGTGCAGGTAAAACTCTAATGGCTAGAACAATTGCGAAATATTTGGAGGTGCCTTTTGCCATGGCAGATGCAACTACATTGACTGAATCAGGTTACGTAGGTGATGACATTGAGAACGTAGTGCAAAAACTTTATGCCGCGGCAAACGGTGATATTGAAAAAACCGAACGTGGAATAATTTTTATAGATGAAATAGACAAAATATCTCGCAAAGGTGAAAATTCTTCTATTACGAGAGATGTTTCTGGAGAGGGTGTACAACAAGGACTGCTCAAAATCATTGAGGGTACGCAATGCAGAGTGCCTCCACATGGTGGACGTAAACACCCAGATCAACAAATGGTCGTTGTGGATACTAAAAATATCTTGTTCATAGTTGGTGGTGCTTTTACCGAACTTGAAAAGCAGATTTCCAGTAGGAAGTCCGGTGGAATAGGATTTGGAGCTTCTTTACACATGTCCGAAGATAAAAATTATCTACTTGAGGTCAAGCCTGAGGATCTAATCAAATATGGACTCATTCCAGAATTTGTAGGACGATTTTCGATGATCACTAGTGTTAGTAGTTTAAGTGAAGAGCAACTGGTAAAAATATTGACTGAACCTAAAAATGCATTAATAAAACAAACACAGTATCTTTTCGGATTGGATGACATTAAAATAGAATTCACAGCTGATGCAAAGATTGCCATAGCAAAAAAAGCCAAAGCACTTGGCACAAATGCCAGGGGACTTAAAAATATAGTAGATTCAATTGTGTTGCCTTATCAGTTTGATGCCTCTGAAATGAGAGCAAGAGGTGTAAATAAGATTCAAATAACAGCAGATGTGGTTGACAATGGAGCTGACCCTGTGTTATTGTTTAAGAAGACTGATGCGAAAACACAAAACAAAAAGACCAACGGGATTTAGCGGATACTACGTGGACGTACCTGAAGGAGGGGACGCCATGAGAGCATACCGTAAAATGAAGAAATGGATCAAAAACGATCGATTCATTGAAGAGCTAAAGGATAGGCAATATTTCAGAAAGCCATCCGAAATCAAAAGAGAAACTGGTAAAAGAAGAAAATTGGTAATTCGCAAATTGCAATCCAAACGAGATGATGAGCGTTTCCTTGGTAGGCCAAATCGGCACTAGTTGACACTTTCCAATATATATGCTATAATATAGCATAAATAACATTGAAGATTGCTATAGATAGGATCTTCGATACATTAACTCGCTTAACAATAGGAGGAAAGCACATGAAAAACAATCTATCTATTTTTAATAACCTAAGACCACTAACCGTAGGGTTCGATGATATGTTCGATCACTTTGAACATATGATGGACGACAGTTTCTTCGGAAGATCTGTTGGCAATTTCCCACCATACAACATAGTAAAGACTGGTGAGAACACCTATGATGTTGAACTTGCACTTGCAGGATTCAACAAGAAAGACATCGAAGTAGAGTACAAAGAGAATCTACTTACAGTCAAATCTAAGAAACAAGAAGAGACTAAAGACGAAGATGGTAATGTAATACACAGAGGCATTTCAAAGAGAATGTTCAGTAAGTCTTTTACCATCGCTAACGATGTAGAGGTCAAGGGTGCGGAACTTAAGGATGGTTTGCTTAAAGTAAGCATGGAAAGAATCATTCCAGAACACAAGAAAGCAAAACTTATCGACATCAAGTAAAGCATAATGGATAGGGTGGTTACAGCCACCCTTCCACAAATTGACTTTTATTTGATGTATGTTATAATAAGGAATGATTGAAATGACAACAGATATAAAAACACTTACCAAAGAAAAAATTAAGTTAGAAGAACCTGGATTGTGGGACGTTATATTTTTGAATGACAACATCACATCAATGGAATTCGTGGTTAGGGTCCTAAAACAGATATTTGGCAAAAACCAAGAGCAGGCAGATGCAATTACAAAAAGGATTCACGAACAGGGCTCGGGCGTGGTTGGCTCTTATGTTCACGAAGTGGCAGAGCAGAAAGGAATAGAAACCACTTTACTTGCAAGACAAGAAAATTTTCCTTTACAGGTCAAAGTAAAAAAACAATGAGTAGTAAATTAAATGAATTTGACATCGAAGCAAAAACTTCGGGTGGAGCAGTTTTCGAGCAAGGTGTCAAAGAATCTAAAAGGAATAAAGCAATACGAAGACGGGCACAACCATTAATGGAAAAACATTGGAAAGATAGTGTAACAAATCTACATAGGATTTATCGTGTTGCAGAATATTTGCTCCAAAGAGAAAAAAGAAAATGAATTACAAACAATATGTTTTGGATAATCAAAAAATTATCAGTGCAATAAAAGATAATTTGCCTGGTGACGATTTCTTGGATAAGCTATTCGGAACACTTGACATGGCCTGTGCGAGATTCAACACTATATTACTGAAACTAATCCAGGAGCCACTTAAAGCCGATGAATACGACAAGAAATTGATTGAATGCAAGAAAGCCATCGACAAATTTTATTTCTACACAAACAAATATAGATTTACTAATAATATCAAAAAATGGTATTATAAAATTGTGTTACACATAATCGGCACACGACAAATACCAAAAATCAAAAAGTTATTAGAAGTATTGGAAAAAAATGATTCTTAATTGGATATTTTGGCCTATTCCTAGAGAATATGTAAGAAGGTACTTTATCACACTTTGGCTTGTACTGTTTTTCCTGCCTGCACTTTTACTTGGTGTAAGATTGACAATGCTTGGTATATTTGTAAACTTCTTATGGTATGACATAGTTTTCTATGGTTGGGTGAAATTTAAACAACGGTTGGAGGGAAAATAAGATGAAAGCAATAGTATGGAGTAAACCTGCCTGTGCATTTTGTGAAAAAGCCAAAAGCCTTTTGAAGATGAAAGGCATAGAATACGAAGAGCGAAACATTGCTCAGGGTTGGAAAGTACAGGATTTGTTAGAAGCGGCACCTAATGCTAAGACGATGCCACAGATTTGGCTAGATGATGAGTATGTCGGCGGCTATTATGAATTAGAGACTAAACTAGCTGATCAATAATATTCAAAATTATTTGCTTTGGCCTGCGTCAATAAAACCTTCATATACTTTAAATTTCCTGTTACATGATTGATTGGCCAACCATGATTGATAGCAGTATCGTATATTTCAAGTTGACGCCTCATTCTTTCTCTTAAAGTCAATGTCGGATTGTGCGGATTAAACCACATCCGGTTATCACCTCTTACGCCGTCGCTTTTGTAATGTAATCTATTTTCATTAGCCCAGTGTGCCAAAGGTGTATCATCTATAATGGCGGCGTTTCCTACCTCTAGTCCAGAAATAGTTCCATACACTGCATATTTTTTGAAACGTTTTAACATGTCCAGTGTTTGGTGGTGATCATCTAGTGTCTCTGTTGGGTGTCCACTAAACATCAAAAATAAATTTTTGATATCATACTTCTGACACATTTCTAAATGATATGCTACGTCATCGTTTGTAAATTTTTTATTCATCCTCCAACGTAAGGCATCACTACCAGTTTCCACCCCGATTGAAATGTTGTCCATTCCTGCTTTTGAAGCCACGGCGTAATGCTCCTCTGGCATTTGATTAGAAGGCCTTACAATAAAGTGTCCGCCATATTGCGGCCTGTGGATAATATTGGCTTCGATACCTTTCAAAAGATGATAATTCATATCTGTAAATGATTTCAATGAGCCATTTATTAAAGCATCTGCAAAATGAAATCCTTTTATGTCATGAATTTTTATCTGTTCTTTTATTTCATTAAAGATACTTTCACCTGATCTAAATCTGAACTTTTTCCAACGAGCACCTATATCACAGAAGTCACACCTTCTCACACAACCTCGACTACCATTTACCCATAGACTTTTACCCGAAACCAAATGATGATAGTTATCGATATTATAATCCTTGTAATTTGGCACAGGAGTTTCATCTAAATTTTCCATCTGCTTCCAACCAAAATTGTTAATGCCCGGTCCCTCGGTCTCTCCTGCCATTAATTTGGCAAAGGTAGTTTCTGCCTCACCAGCACAGAAATAATCTATCAAACCTTTATCTAGCATTGTATGGGCGTAGGTTGCCTTGTCATCTATACGAGTTTCGATTCCTACTCCGCCGATGATAATTTTAGCATCAGATTTTAATCTTATCTTTTCCAGGAATAAGTTTGTTGCATTGATTGAATTATATGTAAAAACACTGATTGCTATCCAACTAGGTTTTTCTTTGAGAACCTCTTCTACAAATGAATCAAAAAGATTATCTAGTTTAATTTTTGTTTCTTTGGCCAATTGATGCTTTAGATCCACTTGCCAAAACAATTCATATTCGTGCCAATCATCACGTGTGCTTCTATCATAAGTTGCTAGAGCAAAGTCAAAAACTTTATTCTTAACCCCTTTTTGATTTGCCAAACTTGATAAAATTGCAGGTGCTATTGCAGGACGTGTAAGGTCCAACCTAGGTAATGATATTATTGCTAAATCTATCATTTTATTAATGCTTCTATGTCCTTTATAAGCTGTCTATCTTCATCTGTTATTTGGTAGTCGATCACACTAAATGAGTCTACCTCGTAACTTTCATATGTAACAACATTATTAAGGTTGTTGATTATACGTCTTTGGTTTATAATCCAGTCATCTATTGGAGTACAAAATTCAAAACTCCATACCCCATTAGGACCTATGATACGTGTTTGTGGAAGCTCGTAGGCAAAATTTTTTGGCTTGGTAAGTTTACTCCACTCGGGAATAAAATTGCAATTTAGTAAAGGCGTATAAGGAATGGCATAATCAAATATATTGATATTTTTAATTTCGAATTTCGTGTCTTGTAAAATAGTCCCATTAAGGTATTCTGTGTCATCGTTAGTTTTATTAAAATGCTCAATTTCCAATAGATGTGATCCGTCCAAAAGTGATAAAGGCATAGTAACCTCTTCGTGCTTTTGTGTGAAATGCACTTCTTCCAGGAGGTCACCATCTACGAAAATTTTAACTTTTGGCCAACGTTTATATTTGAAACACTCAAAATTTATTTTTAACATATCATTATTTAATGGTAAAATAAAATGAGGAAATTAAAACACTGCCGTAACAAATCATCCCATAAATATTAGGTTACAATCATGAACGAACTCATCTATAAAGAAAAATACGTTGACAATGAACTACTGGCAGAGATTAAAAATTTTTATGCCGCAGTAGGCGGTACACTTACTGGCGGACCGGTCATTGACAACAGTGATCATTGCACCATCTATGGAATGGACGGTTGCTCCGATCGACCACTAAGATTGGAATACGAAAAAAATCCTATTCACAAATTAATTGCAAAATTAAAAACAGACATGGGTGACTTTTATATACACGAAGGAAGCCTACGATATCTGTACTATCCTTTTGGACCACATAGTGATGTAAGAACCTCTGAACATCTACTTGAAAGTAGGAAAAAGTATCGGAATGGATATACTTTTTTGATTCCATTGCAATGGAAAGCTGGATGCAAACCCGGAACTGCATTCTTTGACTCTCCACCAAAAGAGGATCAGCCACTAATGATCGAGAGAGATGATGTTATTCCACAACTAAAAAATAGCAATTACGCTAAAAACTTTGGCATAAAAAAACTTATGCCATGGAAAAATCCAGGAGATCTGGTTGCGTGGATGAATTATCAATATCATTCGTCCATGATAGGTGGTGATTGGGTTTACAATAAAGAAGAATGGTGCAAAGAATTTATCTCTATAGAAACATACAGATTTAGATAATTCATATTAGTAAGTTGACAAATATATGTTTTAACTTTATAATATTAGAAAGGATGGTAATAAAATGGCATACGACAAAAAATTAATGATCGAGGCTATGATAAAACACGCAGAAGGACACATCGCAAAGCATAAGGCCAATGTGGAAGTATACTTTCATAACGCGGCCGGTGTTGGCGAACACCCTGATATACTAGAAGCCATTGAGAAAGAGTTGAATATAATCTCGATGTATCATGACCAGATCGAGATGTTAAAAACTTACTTCTAG